ACATCATAACGGGAGAGACAAGAGTCTTTGGTGGAGAAAGACAGCTTCCAGACAAGGTAGGATTTAGAGCTGTAGGAAGTTCCGCGACTCTGCGGGTGATGCAAGGCCCTTTCGTTAGTGGAGCCTCTGCCGGAAGCGCGGGGGCAGATGCGTCCATACCTGCTCGTGTTGTTACTCTGGAGTCAGTTACTGCTGCTCAGCAGGGAGAAATCAACGCTCTTGAGGGCAGAGTTGCTGTTAATGAAGGAGATATCGCTAGTCAAGACTCTAGAATAACGGTAGTAGAGAACAGGTTCTTGGATACTCCTACTACCTACTACTTCTCTCCTGCGGGAAGTGACTCTACAGGGGATGGTTCTTCAGGCAATCCTTGGCGTAGTTTCCGAAAAGGTTTTGATGAGGTTCTTGTAGGATCTACCATTGTGGGTTGTGACATTACCTTTGAGTTTGCCGATGGTAGCTATGATGTCAATCCCATGCCTGCTATCTCTGCTTGGATCTTTCCTTTTGGGTATCTTGGCGTGGGTACTACCTACGTTGCCCCCTTTGGAATAAAGTCCCAGGACGGAGGTAAGTTAAAACTGGTGTCTGAAAACCCTCAAGGCGCTTCAGTAGGAACACTGCTGGCTGCGGCTTGTGACTATGTTGTATTTGATGGTTGGGACGCTAATACGGTCTCTGTAGGTTCCTGTGACACTATTGAGATCTTCGATGTGTGCGTTTGCAGGAATAGGTCAGAAGGGTGGCCTGGCATCCCTACGCCAAGGTTTTGGATACAAGAAACAGGGGCTGTAGGCATAGATGGCTGCTACGCTAACGGCGGATCTGCTGGCATAGCCGTAGGCTCTAACTCTGTGGCTATGATCTCAGGTAGTGTACTTCATTCCAACACCAACGGGATTTACTGCGTAGATGGTGGTATAGCCTCTGTAGATACCACGGATACCCTAAGCGGAAACCAGATAGATATCCAGAGCATCTCCCATTTGGGCGGCGGTATACACAGAGTTACCCTGACGGGCGGAACCTTTTCAGCAACTGAGGTCAATAGGACCTTCTACGTCAAGATAACCGACGTTACTACCCCCGCTGAGGAGTATAACGGTACTTGGCCTGTGGATGCCATGACCACAACTACTGTAGATATTGATACAGGATTCACAAATCCAACAAGTTCAGGGACAGAGGGCAAAGTAGTTGTCTCAAATGACCAGACTGGTGCCAATGTCAGCTATCTTGGCCTTTTGGCTACTGTAGGCGGTAATTGGAACATCTATGGCGCAACCGATCAGTTCACCAGCAATGGCGGAGTGATTCACCCGTATTAAGGAGGAAACATGGAACTAGCAAAGGTTGCTTCAGCCGTTCTGCTTTCTTCTCCAGAAAGTACGGACGATGTTTGGGTATTTCCTCCTACAGAGGAGAAGGTAACCAGAAGTGGTGCAGCAGGTGACTGGAAAGTCACGAGTGATTCAGGAGAGGTAATGTACCTCACTGACGCTGAGTGGCTGGATATGCGTCTTTCTGAGGCCCTTATCACGTGGGATCTCACTCTCTATGTCGCCACAACAGGTGATGATGAGTCAGGAGACGGCACTTCAGCAAATCCCTACCAGTCACCAAACAAGGCAATTGAGGTGGTCACAGGAAAGATTATCTCCAATTGTACGGTTACGATTGAGCTAGCAGACGGAACCTACAACACCAATCAGCAGCTAGCAGAACTAGACGTCTATCAGTATGGTCATGTTTCCATTCCTACTTTCATGCTTGTGGATGGAATCAAGACACAGGGATCAGGTATTCTTAAGATCCAGGCGGAAAATGAGCATGGGGCAACTATTGCACGAGCAAATGCCCTTACAGTAGCTATTCTGAGATCTTCAGGAGTAACCATAGACGGCATCAAGATCACTGACGTAGCCAACACAGGCGGAGGAGTAATCCTCTTTCAATCTTCCGAAATTCAGGTCCTCAATAGCCACATTACGGAAGCAGGTTTTTCAAACAACGGAGCCTGTGTCTATTGCATTGAGGCGGCCAATGTTTTGGTCAAGGGATGCTATCTTTCTGGGTGTGCTGTTGGGGTCTATCAGACAGGCAATTCCAAAGGCAGTATAGAAGACTGTGAGATCCACGGATGTCTTCGTGCCGTGCACCCAAGGCACTCGTCTTATGCCACGGTCGAATCAGATAATACTTCGGGAACTCAGAGAGGCGTGGAAACCATAGAAGATCAAGGAGGTGATGTCTGGAGGGTAACTGTTTCCTCGCCGCCACTGACTCAAGATGAGAAGGACTTTTCAGCCTGGGTAAAACTGCTTGACTGTGAAGGTGCTGATGATGGTGTCTACGATGTGACAGGAACAGGCGACGACTACTTTGAAATAGAGGGTGGTGGTCAAGTGTCCGCTTACGGGTATCCTTCAGGAGATGCCAGAGTCAGTAATCGAGACTTCGGTGTTTATGCAAGTCGAGCCTCTTCAGCTTCCACGGGAAGTCACACTTTGGTCGGGGAAGCTGATGAAGGTACAGGTTCAGGAGGATACATTGAGTGACTTTCGTTGGTTGGCTGATGCAGGTTCCGCAGGTCTTGTAGTAATTGCTCTGATTGTAATCTTGAGATGGGTTAGATCCCTCCAGGAAGATATGAAAGAAGCTATGAAGCTTATGGCCAAAGCTGTGGACAAGAACTCAGTCTCAGTAGTCACTCTTGGGCAGTCGATTGTTGGTTTGGTTACTATTTTGGCCCAGAAGCCCTGTGTTTCGGAAGATCTTCAGGGTCAGGCTACCGCATTGATTGAAAAGCTCAAAGAGGCGCAGGAAAACATCATTAGCCAGGGAAATGGATCGTGAGTCCGCCTCTTAAAACTGCCAGGAAGAAGGCTACTAAGAAAGAGAAGAGCAAGGTACGCAGTTCAAACATTGCGGAGCTTGTTGAGAGCGGGCGACCACAGAAACAGGCTGTGGCCATTGCCTTTTCTCACGAGCGCCAAGTAGCTAAAAAGAGGAGAAAACAAACCATGGCAAGGAAAAAATCAAGACGTCGTAATTGTGCGAGTAAGCCCAAAGGCATGAGAGGTAAGAAGGTCATTCGGAAGAAGCTGACCGGTCGCGCCAAGGGATTCTAGTGGTAGGTTCTGTAGCAGTAAATCCCGTAAAGAGGAAACAGATAAGGAAAACGACGTCCAAAGTTGACGTTGAATTCCTTGCGGAAACCTGTACGCGGGAAAATAGCATTATTGAGGTTCCCACCAAGGTCTTGGTGGCTTTCATTGTGGAGCTTGCTCAGTTCCTCTCTGAGAAGGAGTTCTATTCGTACCAGCTCCTTCCCTGCATGAGGATGATTGAGTCAGTTCTGAACCACGATGCGGCCACTATCACTGGTCTTTTCTCGCGCCAGAGCGGAAAGACTGAGATGGTGGCTGGAACTATGGCCTCCTGTGCTATTGCTCTACCTTTCTTAGCCAACCATCCCCTGTTCGAGGGAGACTGGCGTCTCAACATGACGGATGAGCGGGGAAGGTATAGAGGCTACAAAAATGGAGTAAAGATTGGTATCTATGCTCCTAAGAGAGACCAGGCAAGGCTTCAGTTTGAGCGGCTAGTCAGGGATTTGAGTACTGACACAGCAACTCAAGTGCTCGAAGAGCTTGGTCTGGAGTTTACTGCCAAGAACAGAGGCTTTGTAAGGCTTACGAATGGCTCTGAGATCATAGCAAGCTCTGCCTCGGATACTTCCCATGTGGAGGGCTCTACTCACCACATTTTGGTCATGGAAGAGGCTCAAGACATCAGTCAAAGGAAGATCCTGAAGAGCTTGAGGCCGATGATTGCTGCCACCAAGGGAAGTACCGTCATGATCGGAACCGCCACGACAAAGAAAGGCGAGTTCTACCATTCAATTAGACGGAACCTCCATGCTTACGCCACGGGTGACAGGAGAGACAACTTCTGCGTTCCTTGGAGAGTGGCCGCCAAAGAAAACTCCTTGTATCGAGAGTATGTGACCGAGCAGATCCGACAGTACGGAGAAGACTCAGACGAAATTCGGATGTCCTACGGCTGCGAGTGGATACTTGAAAGAGGGATGTTTGTCACTCCTGCTCAGTTGATGAACCCCTTTGTGGCTCTTACGGAAGGCCCTTATTCTTTCTTCCACTTTGGAAGCAAAAACAAAGACCAGTGCGCGGGAATTGACTTTGGAAAAGGTCAAAGTTCTACTGTCATAACAGTCGTGGAGGTTGATTGGACAGAGCCTGACTTTGACCAGTTTGTTATGACCCCTGACGGAGAAGTTCACTATGTTTCCTACAAGAAGCACGTGATAAACTGGTATGAGATCCACGGCGACAACTGGGAAAGACAGTTTGCCCTCATTCTGGAGTTTCTCTTCCAGTTTCCGAATATGTCCAAGATCACTTTGGATCGAACAGGTCTTGGAGAAGTCCTCTGTGACCGCTTCATCGCAACTGTGGGAGAAGAGATTGAGGTTGAAGGGATCGCTTTCAGTAGACCTATGAAATCAGACGGCTACAAGAACTATTCCTTTGATCTCATGGGAGGAAGGTGGACCTTTCCTGCCAATCCCGCTATTCGGCATGAGATGAGCTGGAAGAGGTTCGTGAAGCAAATGCTGGACCTCCAGAAGACCTATGTAGGGAATTTGATGGTTTGCGAGAAGCCGGACGAAAAAGGCGCATTGGATGACTTTCCTGACAGTGGAATGCTGTCAAACATATCAGGAAATCGACCGGCAAGATCAACTGACGTAGAAGTTACTGACAACGTGTTTTTTATGTCATAGACGGAGGCTCTGATGGCCTTATCTGCTTATCGGCGTGTTACCGACTTCATGGGCCTTACGGACAAGTACTTGGACGCTGCTCTCTTTGGTTCATCTATTCTAGATGTAAGCCGTATGCAGTCGGATGAGTGGCAAGAGATGGCAGTCCAGAGACTCGATCGCTACCGAGAGAACTGGATGTTCTACAAGGGAGATCAATTTGTCCAGTACATGGCCGATGGCGAGAGAAAATCTGTACTAAACTACTGTCGGAAAGTAGCTGACAAGAGCACAGATTGGCTCTTTGCTACGCCTTTTGAGGTTGTATCGCCTCCAGGGAACGAGGCTGCTTCCCTCATGGTGGAGTCAGTCTTCAGAGCAAACAGAATGGCCCTGCAAGCCTACTACGGCGGACAAATGGGCGCGGTGACAGGTGACTGCTTCTTTCAGGTCACGCTGAATACCCATGAGATAGACGCATACTCAGGAGAAAGAATTCAAATTCCATTCGATCAGTGGCAGATCAGAATAAGGAGACTTGACTCCTCTCACGTTTTTCCAGTTTTCAGTTCCGACGACCCGCATAGAATGGAAGCCTGTTTGATCCAGTATCCCATCAGCGCGTCAGCACCTATAGTGTCAAGAATCGACCCAAGAGCTGCGGAGGCCAAGAGCCGGAGGGCTCTCTATAGCATCTTCATCACTCCCACTGAAGTTCGGGAGTTCATCAATCATGAAGAAACCGATTGGTCTCCTTTCCCCAACCTTCTGGGAGAGATTGGTGTGGTTCACATCCAAAATCTCGCGTTGGCGAAAAGCAGCTTTGGCTTCAGTGACTTAGACGGCATCAAGGAACTCTGTGAGGACCTGAATACTGTCGTCTCAAACATCAGGCAAATCATAGACAATCACGCAAATCCGATTACTATCCTTTATGGAGCAAGAGTAGGTCAGTTAGTCAGAGGACCGAACAAGCTCTGGGGACTTCCTGAAAAGGCAAGGGTTGAAATCTTGAAGCTTGAAGGGGAGCTTACGGCTGCTGTAGCCTTCACGGATATGTTGAAGGACGAGATATCGGTTCACAGTGATACTCCACGCTCTGCCCTTCAGACCCCTCCGAGCGTGGGGAACACAACCAAGGCAGCTATTGACATGGTTTTCTTGCCTCTGACTGAAAAGACGCTTCGCAAGCACTTGACCTATGGAGACGGCCTTGCTAGGCTAGGAGGTATAGTACTTAGAGCCCTTGAACGGATCTTTCTCCTCGATTTAAGGAGCTACGTTGCTTATCCACAAAGGCGATACGACCTCAAGATCAAGTTCGGATCTCCGATACCGGAGAACGAAATCGAGAAGCTTGAAGTCACTCGCCAGAAGCTGGAACTTGGCCTTGAGTCCAAGTACAGCTCTCTTGTGAACTTAGGCGTAGAAGACGTGAGGAAAAAGATCGTTGAAATACTTGCGGATGAAAGAGAGAAACTAGTAGTTGACGCAGAGAGAGGAAAAGCGGCACAAGGCATGATACCCAATTTGAGAGCCTTGTCGCTTGGTAGTTTGGCTATTGGTGGAGATCTAGTTGAGATCTTCGAGGCGGACGATGAGATTTTTGAGCAGACTGCCCAGATTGCTAAGGACCTGCAAGATAGCCTCACACAGCTTCAGGTTGCACAGCAACAGGAACAGATGATGGCTGAGCAGGCCGAGATGGAAGAAATGGAAGGCATGGTAGAAGATTCGTCCACGTGAACAAAGGAGGAAAGCATGGCTCCTCTTAAGCAGAATCTTGGATATCTGCCAGAGAGAAATGCATCTCTCGGTCGTCCCTTCAATGGCGGGACAAAGAAAGATCAGAAGATGACTTCTGGAGGCAAGCAGGATCTCAAGAGAGGTTCTACGTTCAACCGCCTCAGTAGTGCCAATCAGCCCGCCGCGAAGGGCGGTGTTTGGCGGAACAACAAGCCGATTCCGCAGAGGAAAGAGGGTTTTTCTGGCGCTGACAGCCGATATTAGGCTTCAGCATTAACTATGGCGGACCTCGAATTGCAGAGAATTGAAGGAGGATGGAATGGCAGGCGAAAAGGTCCAGGACGGAACGAAAGAAGAGAAGAAGACAGAAGGGCAGTCTAAGGATGGTATTGAGACTCCTAAGTCTCAGGAAGGCGACGAAGAAGAAATTCAGGTTCGCATTCCCGACGATGTTAAGGAGATCCTGAAGAAAGCCAAGGAGGATGCTCGTCTCGAAGAGAGGCAGAAACTCGGCGGACAATTAAAGTCTGCTGAAGAGCTGTCTCAGGAGAAGCTGAAAGAGAACAAAACCTTGCAAGAGAAGCTCGAATTGTTGGAACGACAGGTGCAAGAACGCGAAACTGCTTTGGCTGAGTTTCAAAAGCAGGCCGAAGCAGATGAAGGAAGCAAGAAGAAGGTTTCCGAAGATGAGATGAATGCCGTCATCGAAAGTAAAGCGGAAGCTCTTCTCAAGCAGGTTGAGGCTGCCATGGTTGAAAAGGACAAGGTAGCCCAGACTCAGATAGAGCAGCTCCAGGAACAGCTCAGACAGAAAGAGCTGAAAGAGTACAGAGACGCGCTGATTGCAAAGGCTAATGGCCAAATCATCCCTGAGCTAGTTGCGGGAAACAGCGTAGAGGAGCTTGATGCTTCTTTTCTTGTTGCCCGTGAGAGGTATCAGGGAATTGCAGAGAGTTTGGCTGGCAATGTTGGGAATCAGCTTGCAGGTTCGGGAGCAGGTGCTCCTCCTGCGGCTGGTCCTGGCATAGAAGCTGCTGGTTCAGCCCCTCCAGGCACAAGTCAGGAATCTCAGTTAGTCCGGAAGGTTGCTCAGATGACTAATGAGGAGTTCAACGCCAATAGAGATGCTCTCAAGGCAGAACTTGAGCATCTATTTCCAAGGGGACTCCCCGGGGCTCCCTTGACCTAGTTTGGCTGTTGTACTCCTAAAAGGAGTAACATCAGATGCCTAATTACACGACTTCACTGAGCGCAACAGGCGGATCTCCTACAGCGGTTCCTCTTCCAGAGGCCGTTATGACGGTCTATTCCAGGGAGATTCTCTGGACAGCTCTTCCGCTGCTCATGTTTGAGCAGATCGTAGAGAGAAAGGAAGAGCTTGGGGCCATTCCTGGGCAGGAAATTGTTTTCACGAAGTATGCTTCCCTCGCTCGTGGTGGGCAGCTTGTAGAGAACACTCCTATGGAGACCCAGAACTTGGCAGCGAGTCAGATCACTCTGACTGTCTACGAACATGGCAACGCTGTCAGTGTCCAGGAAGCTCTCTTGAGAGCGTCCTGGATGAATGTCCTCAACGACACCGCCCGTCTCCTTGGCATGGATTATGCCACCTACCGCGACGAGATGATCCGAGACGAACTTCTCGGAAGTGCAAATGTTCTCTTCGCGGCTGGCAGGAGTGCCCGAACACAGCTCACCTCTGGGGATGTCTTTGACACTCGGATGGTGAAGGATGCGACCGAGCTTCTGGCTAACAACAAGACCCCGAAGTTCACGCAGTTCGGACCTCTTCCCGCCTACATCTGCTTTGTCTCGCCTCACCAGGCAAGAGGCATTCGGGATGACAAGAACTGGATCAACGCGCAGAATTATGGCCCGAACGATAACATTTTGCGCGGCGAAATAGGCAAGTATGAGGATGTTCGATTTATCGAAACAACTCAGATCACCTATATCCAGCAGAACACAGGCAAGATCTACAGCGACAATGCGGATAGCGGCAACGTGGCAGGGACCTACAGTGCCAATGCTGATGTCCATCAGGCCCTCATTGTCGGAGACCATGCGATTGGCCTTGGAACTTCTCTTGATGCAGAGCTGAGAGACGACGGAGTTCATGACTTCGGTAGGGAGCATAAGCTTGGTTGGTACGGTATCTGGGGAGTCAAGAGAATTGAAGAGGGTCATTCCGCAGTTCTGGAGACCGCCTAAACAAGGACTTTGAACGCAACCTTGGTTGCTATGGAGGTTTCTAGAAATGGATCATTGGAATGCACACGGGGCGCTTCCAGTAGGCCCTTCGGCAGCGGATTTGCATCCTGAGCTGAAGACCATGCTGGAATCTGCCTATAAGACAACGCCTGCTACCCCGTCTGCGGGAGCTGCTTGCGCGGCTGCTGTGGCGGATAGTGGGAATTCTGAAACGTTCGATCTTTCCTCGTTGACGGCGGGCACTCTCACCGTTCAGTTTTCGGTTGATGGTGGGATAGTCTACATTCCCATTATTGTTGACGTAACAGTCACAGCAACGGCGAATAGTAGAGCAGATGCGGCTTTGGCAGCGGATATCGTTGCGGATCTCAACGGGAATACGATGTTTAGCTTGTACCTTGAGGCTTCTGACAACAGTGGTGCTGTCAGGATAACGTCAAAGGCTATCGGAAGCGACGTGAAGATCTATGTCGTGGACGAAGAAGCCAACACGCCTCTTGGGTACACTGAGATCTCTGACGCCACTGCTGCGGCTGGTACAGGAACTCCGATTGATATCGAAGCTGACTGTGCCGACTGTGCTGGTCAGGTAGCTGCTTTCAGGAGAGTCACGGTTGCCGTCTATGACGCTGCTTCTGCTGGCGCTCTTGTGTCAACTGCCCAGATTCAGGCCGTATCAAAGGGACGTCTCGTGTCGGGAGGATACACCAACCTGGCAGAGATTGAGTCAGACGAGAACGGAGAGGTCGATTTCCAGGTGGCGGATACTGGTTCCAACACTGACTACCTTGAGATGTCCGGTCCTGCGGAACTCTTCTTGGTCGGTTTGGCAGTGGGTGACAGAACCACTTTGACCTTCGCCTAAACTAAAGGAGGAAATGCGTGCCTAGCAAGAGAGAGGACCAAGTGAAAGTGAATGCAGTGGAAGAGCTACAGGCTCCTCCGGCTCCTGCTGTGGAAACTACTAGTGAGGTTCCACCTCCAGTTGCTGGAGAGTCTGCGGTCAACATGGCTGGCATGGTTACGGTCCAGATTGATCCTAAACAGGTAGCGGTTCCGATGAGTGCTCAGAGAGGACAGCTTCAACTCAATGATTTGGTGGCTGTGCGTACTCTAAAGACAATCGAGCCTCCCCCTGTCATTGGAAAGTTCAACTTCCGAAAGGAGTTTGAATTCTTCCTTGAAGGAAAGATCTATCTCGTACCTGCTGGTGTTGCTGCAATTCTCCGGGAGAAAGGCGTGGCGTTTGGAGGCAGGTAATGCCCGAAGCCACTCTACTTGATTCTGCGTCTATTCAAGGCCAGTCGGTTGCGGAACTTATGGTCCATTTGTTGACCACGAGAGCCCGCATTCGAGAAGGCGGAGAGTTTGGCCTTAGCTTTGGAGAGGCCAGAATCTTTCTAGAAGAGGCAATTCAGCGTCATAACGACGAGTATACCTGGGACACCTTACCCGCAAAGGAGCGCCCGGCTGTTCTCCTGTTGGCTTGGAAGACAGTTTGCTTTGTAAGAGCTACAGAAATAGGCTCTCACCAGTTTTCTGTCACCGGTCAGCAGGGCAGTTCCAATCCTGCGGAGCGATTTAACTATCTGATGCAGTTAGTTGAAAAGCTCGAAAAGGAATATGAAACCCTTTGCGATGATATAGGCGTGGCCTCAGATGACGTTACTGTCGGAACAATAATCAGGGTAGATAAGCTCACAGACTGGGTTATTCCCTATAACCAGCATACGGGGCCTACAGCTTCAACGTTGGCGGTCACGGCTTCTGGTGCTACACAGGTTGATCTGGTTTGGACTCAAGAAGCTGTTCCTGGTTTCTTCCGATACAGCGTTTTCTATGACACTTCCCCAGGACTTGAAGACTTGACAACGCTGAATGAAGCTAATCCCACTCACTATGGGATAACGTCTTCTGCTTCTCTTCTCAGTACGATAACCGCAATCCACAAGACAGCTTTGAGGGTTACTGATCTGGAGGCCGGGCAACTCTACTACTTTGTCGTCCAGACCATGGACTCCTCGAAGCATGTTAGTCTGAGTAATGAGGTTGAAATCGTTCTATGAGCGTGGCAAGTGAGGATGTAAGACAGCAACCCCTGAATGAGGCCAATCTTCAGTTCATTCATGACCAGGATAGAGTCATTTGGACTGTAGACAGGTTTCGTTTGGGCGACCCTTCCTGCACGCTTCACAGGTATGTCAGAGACGGCGGAAATCCCGCCACAGGAGTTGAAGGCACTCAAGTTGACCAGTTGAATACGGACTATGAGTGTACCTTCAAGGATTATTCCGAGCACAGAATTGTCAATTCTGGTGGTGACATTCAGAGAGAAGATCAGGAAGTTGTGATCTACTACTTCGAGCCTGAGCTTTCGGACGTTGTAGAACTTCCGAAGGACTCAGGCCGAATGTGGCAGATCATCAAAAGGACTTATCACGAACCTTCAGGGAGGTGCTCAATTCAGGCTAGGCCCCTGAATGCCAGGAGAGATCCTTGATATCTGTCAAAGTTCAAGTGCTTACTCAAAGCTTAAAACGCACTGAGAGCACCCTGAATGAGGCTAAGAAGGAAATCGACGGCTTAGTGGTCTGGGCTCTGGAAAGAGTCAAAAAGAAGACGCCAGTTGATGCAGGAGCTACTAGAGCTGCCTGGAGAGTTGTGCGTCACAGAACAGTCGGAAATGCATGGCGCTGGAGCATTCGTAACCCAACAAAGGTGTCTCTTTGGTTAGAAGAAGGAACTCCTCCTCATGAGATCCCTAGACCAGGCGAGTCCCTTAGCGGACAAGCCATGCGGTTTGAGATCGGGGGAGAAGTGATCTTCGCGAAAAGAGTACAGCATCCCGGAACTAAACCTCTGGGAATGATGGCCACGACTGTTCCAGAGATCGAAAGACGCGCCAATAAGATGGTTAAGCGGATTACCGTTCTGATAAATAAGAAGTAGGGCAAGCGCCCTTTTACATAGGAGCGATGTTGGCAGATCCCGCAGATCCTCAAATTTGGGTTCTGACTGCGGTAGGTCTCGGAACTCCTGTCAATAATGCTGTTGTCGTTGGAGCTTTCTGCAAGAATGCGGAAGAGGCTCAGTTTAGAGTAAAGGACCTTGATCTTGGTGTTACGGAGCCATGGCCATCAACTTGGTCTGCTTACGCACCAGAAACACAGGTTAGCCTTTCTGGAAATGGCCCTTGGGTTGTTTACGGAAGGTTCAAGTCCGCTGAAGGTGGTATCTCTTCGGAAGTTGAGGCTCCCGTTGGATTGCCTGCGGCGGATGATGAACAGCTTGATCTATTCGACAGCAACATTAAGAGGAGTCTTCACGAGTTTATCTATACGCATTTTCAGATGCCCTACGACTATCCAGTCAACTATGAGGACGCAAGGTTTGATCCGGAAGGAGCGGAAAGATACGTCGAAATCAAATGGCTCAGCTTTGGAAATATGCCCTGGACAACAAACGTTCTTCACATTCGATGCTTTGGCAGAGTTGTGGATGATAGTTTGAGAGTCCGGTTTGAGGAGATGGTTGGCCGATTGAAGCGTGTTCTTAATGTTACCGCGATTCCTTTCAAGGATTACACGAATGACCCTGAAAATCCAGTTCAGCTTTCATGGCGAGGAGAAGATCTGGAGATGCCAATTCGCTACCAGGATAGACCTACGGCAGAGACGCCTTCCGGTGTCGGAAATGCTAACGAAGCAAACAGGCCGTCTGTGGACATGACCGTCTTGACTTACCATGTGTATTGTCCAAGGCCGTCCGTCGTTCCATAAGGAGGTAGGCAAATGAACCTTCCTGGTTTTGGTGCTGTCGGTGTTGACTCCTTGAGCCTGTCAAGGAACACTGACAACTTAGAATTCAGAGACGGCCTTGACGTTCATCTTGTATACAGAACAGAGACGGGAAGCGTACAGCGCTCCGTCACTCGCATACCAGCTTGGGGAATTCAAGGCCAAGACGTGAATGCTCTGGGTAGAACCCTTGAGTCGGTTTCCTTCCAGGAAACTGAAGAAGTGGCTACCCATGATGCGTGGACAGGTAACACTCCTGGTACAGGAGATAAGCTTGTCTACACGGATGCGTTCCTTATCCTTGTCGTGCGTCAAACCATGACCGTGACAGGTTTCGGCACGCTTCCTACCAATTACGAGGAGTCCAAGCACGGAACTCCTGACTACGACCTGACCATAAACTCGGTCGTGGGAAGTTTTTCTGTCAGCATCGAAGACGCGATTCTCATGAATCCGCGTCTCGACAAGACTCTCACGGATTGGTACAAGTTTACGTTTGAGCTTCAGCGTGTGATCTCTACTCCCCTTCCAGATGCGGATGACCACTTTATGACGGGCCTTCCTACTCCTCCAACAGAGGTGAAGGCCACAAATTACACGATTACCAGGGGAACAACGCTGAACAACGAGAACTGGGCAACAGAGGAAATCACTTACGAAGAGCATTACGGAGATACTCAGGCTCCAGATTGGGAATAAGTTGTGGCTGATAAGACGGTCATTAAGTATTCGGTCCCTCTTCCGAAGAATACTCTTCTCAATAAGGGAAGAAATATTGGTAGGAAGATGGGCTACCGCCACTTTATGATCGTCTACGGGATGTTTGTTCTTGGTGAGGAGCTTCAAGACTTCATTGACTCCGCCATAGACGATCCTGCGTTTGTACTTGTCGGAGATCCTCAACTTTCTGAGGTTGGCGGCGAGACGAACATCTGGAACATCAAAGTAATCGGCAACGGCTTTGGTACTGCTCCGATTGATGCGGAGGTAACTGGTACTGGAAAATGGGTATATCCAAACTTTGACGCTTCTTTGCAACCACCAACGGGTTGATTATGGCTTACGAAAGGACAACTATCATTTCGTGGCCCGTGAACAACCTTAGTTGTTCTATTGGAGTCACAAACTCTGTAGTTCAAGCTGGTAGGCAGTTTAAGAAGTATTGGAAGATCCAGTGGGCTACTTTAGCTTACGCTCTTCAGAGGCTAGAAGAGGAGTTCCCTGGCGGAGAAGGGGAATGGACTCTAGACAGTCCTCCGAGTGAAATCAAGCCCATTCAACAAGGAGTTGGTCTTGTGAACCTTGAAGTGACAGGTACGCGAAGAGAGCCTGTTCAATGATGTCAGGAGGTTGAAATGGCTATTACGAAAAAGCAGAGGTACACCAATCCGACCACAGGCGTCCAAGCAGAGGCGAATGTTGCTATCTCTGTGGATGCTGTACGTCTGGATGCTACAGAGGGTCCAGAAGAGACTCCCGTCCTTAAGGCAACGTCCACAGGAGGAATTGTCGTCTATAGGGATATTACCGATCTTGTGACTGAGATCCTAGACGGTAGTCCTGGGAAGGCGCTAGAAGGAAGGCCAACGGCTTACTTCGACAGAGCATACGCCAACAACACGAGTTTGGTGATTGCTGCTGCGGAGTATGTCCGCTTGGGAAGTCCTTCTTATGGCGCTATTCTTCTGGCAACCAAGGATCATGACGGCACGGACTCTAGCGTAGCCCTGGTCGCTTCGGTTTCGGGAGGAGATCCCAAGACTCTGACTTTGGGAGCTATAGATGATGGTGGCGCGTCTTACAATGGTTTCTGGAATGACTATGACATAGGGGACATCCTTCAGCTTGTCTATGATCCGGGAGCAGCTACTCCCATTAAATTCGACATAGAGTCGTCTCTGAATGTGGAGAATGAGTACGGGGTAAAGGCCCTCTTGGAGGCTCCTGACGCTCCTACTTTTGCGGTTGCTCAGTGGGCAGGGGATGAAGTTGCCGTCACAATCTATGAGGGAACCGAAGTCGTAGTCACTCACTACGATGTCTATGCCAGGGATCAGAGCTTTACAGAGCTTCCAGTGAATGCTCAGGCCGATGAAGCAGACGTGGCAGTTACGGACTTTATGAGCGGACAGAGGACAGTCTACTTGTCCACTCATGGTGGCGGCACAGACGCAGGCGGCGGAAGTTTGGTAAGTGCGGAAGAGTACTTTCTGACAGTGGTTGCAAAGACAGGAACAGGTGAATGGGGTAATGTGGAGAGCAAGCCGGCTACTCCAACAAGTATCGTGCTTGACTGAATGTAAGGAGATTTCATGGCAAAACGATTGGATGAAGCGCCAGCAGGTTATGAGTTTTTAGATCCCATGGCTGATAAGGAAGTCGTTGCCGTTGGCAGAGACTTCTTTGAGCTTACTCCCATGGTTGAGGGAGAGCTTGAGCTGGTTTGGGCAGAGCTTTCTTCTGTCATAGATGCGGCGATGTCTAAGCTGGTCAAGGGAATAGCAAATCCGAAGGTTGTGGTTCGTGGTAAGAAAAACCCCAAAGAGCCCCACCATGCGGAGGAAAAAGCTCAGGCAGACAGCTCCTTTGCTGACTTCCTGCTTGGTATTAAAGATGGTTTGAAGGCATTGATCTCTGATGGCCGTTTGAGCAAAATTCTGCACATAGTCCTTGGCGAGCCTTTAGAATACATCCAGGATAACATGACAGTAAAGCAGGCTCTCCATGTGGCGGGTGTCCTCTACAAGCAGAACTTCAACCTTGATGGCCTACCAGAGGATTTCCGAAAAAACTGGGACGGCTTTCTGGGGATTCTAGGCTTCGGAGGGAGTTCAAAGGAAGAGGAATTTGTAGAATTCACTTTAGTCGAACTGGCGAAAGCCCTTACGGAGAAACAGAGTCACCAGGAAGCGATCAGCAATCTTCGGGAAGAGGCTTTGAGGCTCGAATACATAAGCGTCTCCAGCTTTACCGAGTCTACGAATGCCTTGCCCACGAATGCGGATTCTCCAGAGAGTACGTTAGAGGAAGGAGAGAGCGAGTCTGCAAGCTTACCGGAGAACGGTGCCGACTCGGATTCGATGGCGTCTGTGAACGTGCCGAATGTGGCGAGCACACCGGATACCACAGATCCGAATACACCATCTGGGGGCTGACCAGAAAGCTTCTCATAGTCTATTTTTCGGCGGCGATGGAGAGGTTCTATGATGATCTCTATCTCCAGATCATGCTACACGGCGGAGATCCTGACAAAGAGTCTAAGGACGCCACGACTAAAGAAGAGGCCGAAAGGCTCATTGATGATCCCTTCGGAGACTTTCCGCACGACGTTGACTACTCTGTTTTCAACCCAGAAGATGTTTCCAGGATGGTTAACAAGGATGAGGCGAGAATCGCAAAGGCGAAGGCGTCTGGCGTTGAGCTTCCCAAGGAAGTCATCTGGCGTCTCTGGACTCGTGAGAGGATGGATAGCCTTTTTGGGGATGATCCTCTCAAGAAGCGGGCCAGTGTTAACAGCAATCTTTGGTTTCTCTACAATCAGATGTGTCATCGTGGATACCAGCCCAAGATGGAGGACATCAAGCAGTGTGTGAAGATTTCCTATGCCGCTTATCTTATTCAGCCGAACAGTGGAGATATGCGCCAGAGGAAGTCTCTCGAAAAGAAGAGGGGCCTCCCGAAATGCAAGTTTCGCTTGGGAGATTCAAATGTTCCAGTTTGGCACACTGCCAATCTAGTTCGGGAGGGCAGGTTGGATAGACTCGTGGCCAGGCTTGACGTGGCTTGCGGCTTTCCTATTGTAGGTCTTCCGAACGCGGAGAAGTTCGATGGCTGAAGCTTCCGTAATCATTAACTTTGTAGCGACAGGCGCACAGAAAGCAGGAGATTCTGTCAAGAAGATCCGGGAAAAGCTCGGTCAGTTAAAAGACGGTGCTTCTCGGTTGGCTGGCAGACTCAAGGAAAGTGGTACTTCTGTTGCCAAGTTTGCTAATATCCTAGTTACCGCAGGAGCCGCAGTCGGAACTTTTGTTAGTGCTTTGGCGGCCACAGCGTTATCTATGGGACTTGCTGTTCTTGCAGGCGGCATAACAGGTCTAACAGGTCTTTTAGCTAAACTTGGTAGGGAAGCCGTTGCTACGGGTACGATTTTCGACGATTTTCGTATTAAGTTTCGAACGCTATACGGATCTATTGACTTAGCGTCGGAGAAGATGAGGGTTGCCATTGACTATGCCGCCCAAACTCCGTTCCGAGTCAATCAGGTTGTGGATGCTTTTGCTGCTTTTCAGGCTGTGGGAATTGATCCTACCCAGGTCCGAAATCAAAAGATGCTCCTAGATGACATGGCCGATCTTGCTTTCGGAATGGGCAAGAGCCTTCAAGATGCGTATTGGAGTGTGAAAGAGGCTGCCGCCGAGGGCAATTGGATGTCCTTAATGCGGAGATTTTCTACGAGTAAGCAGCAAATTCAAAGCTTGCTTGAAGCTCGTGGATTTGAAGTAAATCTCGGAACTATACAAGGCCGAATTGATGCTATCCGTGAGTACATCCAAATCCGTTTTGGTGGTTCTATGGAGGCAATGAGTGGCTCGGTCAGGGTCTTATTGTCAAATATTGGTGACCACTGGATGAAGTTCAAGGACCTGGTATATCAGTCAGGTCTTTCTGAGTCTATTGCAGACATCGTGACCAGGATCTTAGAAAAGCTCGACGAGCTTTGGGAAACGGGCCAAATGGAAAGCTGGGCACAGAGCCTTGGTGATGTCTACAGGATGATCCACGCAGGAATTCTTCAGTTTGTGGAGGTGGCCAAGGCTGCTTATGACGACATCCTTAGTAGAGTGCGTATTTTTGGTGGCGCTTCTTCGGAAGCGATTCTTTTAGCTGTCCAAGCGGCCAAGGTTTTTGTTCAGTATATCGCTGTCACGATCAAAGCTGTCTTAGCTCTGACAAAGACTGTTCAAGCTTTGGGATCGCTTATCTGGGGGCTTGTTGGTGGAGTCACCGGCTTGAGCGGTGCCTTTACTTTTGTTGGGAAGGTTGCCGAGAAAATTACAAGAGAAGACACAGGCTTGGGAAAGGTATCAAAGGCTCTAGACGCTTGGAATAATTCTATAGACGCTGCTCGTGCGGGTTTAGGCAAAACCCCCGGTGATATTGCAGGCACGAGTAAAACCGCTGACAGCCTGAATGCCGTTTTCGAGGAATCTGTTCGCATCATAGACGACCTGAAAGGTGAACTCTCAGAAAGCGACTCTTTGGTTGAAGGAATAAAGCGTGGAATAGAACTCATCAGGAATGCCGCTCTAGGTGCTGCTGGCGCTGTAGGCGAAATGGCCGATGAAACTGAAAGGCTTCGTGGTGCAAATAGGGCAGTTGAGCTTATAACGGACAGGATTGTTAAAGCCGCCATAGATGCTAAGAGAAACGTTATTGCCCAACAGAAAGAGGTAGAAAAGCTAAAGAATCAATATGCAGGACTCCTGGACAAGCAATTTCAGATTAACGAAGCGGCTGCTAAACTCAATCGTAGCTACGGCATTTTGACAGGAACCCTTACCAAACCTGCTGCAAGGCTTCAGGAGATTGCTGAAATTGAAAAAAGAGCCGCTCGCTACAGAGCCGAAGGAATGACTGAAAAAGCCTTGGACCAACAGAGAAAAGCGGCTACGGAGAGAATGGGCTTTGCTCGCGACTACAGGATGCTCATGGCTCAGACTGGTCTTGTTAGACAGGTAGAGGGAGAGCTAGTTGACCCATTAAAGGGAAAGGCTCTTTTTGAGGCGCAAAGAAAACTCAGGATGATGACGGTCGAATCGTCGAGAGAGTTGGGCCTTTCTCCGAGAGCAGGTGCTCAAGAAGTCTACCGAGCTATGGAGCAAAAACTAGGCGTAGACATCCAAACGGTTTCTCAGGAGACCAGATCGCTGGCTGAAAAGTTTGGCGCTTCTATGGTTGACACTCAGCAGCGGCTGGAAAAAGCTATCAAAATGTACGCAGATAATGTGGCCGGAATGAATGAAGCTATGATAAATCTTGAGCTTACTAGACAAGCCATAGAACAGTCTGGTTTGGACATAACTAAGTTTATGGCTGAGAATGTTGTGAGAAAGCTTGAAGAAGCAGCTACGTCACTTAATACGATTGCAGGAAAGATGGGTTTAGAAATTCCTGCGGCAGTGGGAGCTATGCCTGAAGATCTCCCCAGAGGCATTAGAGGGGTGCAGCAGGCGAGTGCAGCGGTTCTTGGTCCTAGAGGTGGAGTGCCTATGACCCTCTTTGAGATGAGTGTTGCTGCTGAGGCAGAGGCTAGAAAGCAGACCACTCTTCTCGCAGAACAAAAGAAGGTCCAAGAAGATATGAGGGATGAAGCAAGAAAACCGCTTACTCCTAGAAGAAGAGATGATCTTGAGGTGGTATCTCCGGGGATATCTGTTTGGATGTGAGAACTAATGGCTACTTACGAAGTTTTTCGGGAGGTTCCTTGCTCAGAGGATATCATCACCTCTTCCCTCAAGAAGCTTACCTTCAGCTACTCCATTGATGACCTCTCCACCAGGATTACCGTTGATCTTGAGGCTCTCACTACCGCGATTGAAGCTGGCCAGGACATTACCCTAGACAATATTGACGGCTTCATTGGTGATATTGGCCATAGCATGGGCGGTGCTGACGGCGACTTTGGAACAACTCTTAATTTCAGGAGTGAGCTTTCAAAGCTGCTGCTTTCTTCTCCTGACAGGAACCTTTCTTTCATTACCGCGCCAACCTATACGTGGGAGCAGCTCAAGCGGGGAAAAGACGTAGACACAGCCCTCTTCATCCGAAATGGCGACGACATTGGAAGAGGCGGCTGGACGATGAGAATGATCCTGACAGAGATTGCTTATCTTCTAGGTCTTGCCATTCGCGGTCAGGGATATAATCTCATCTACAGCCTGCCTGATTTTTGGGTGCAGCAATACCAGGTTTCAATGACTACGCCCTACTTCCAGGCGCTTGCTTCAGGGATTTCTTCGTTCAAGCCGAACATCAATATTGTAGGCAATTATGTTGTGGTCTCTTCTCCGCTTGAGAATCAGGTCCTTTCTTCGGGATCCCTGGTGCTGGATGCCACAAAGATAGATGTCCTGAATCAGCGCGAAGTCTACACGAGGCCGCCTAAAACCTTGATCTTCACAGGAGGTCAAGGTCCCTTTGACATCAACAGATATCGCGGTAGAAAGGTCCATCATTCAGGCAGAGCGGAAGACTTCTACATCTTTGGTCAGTCGTGGGGAAGAGGTTGTCCAGGTTTCTTCGAGACTAGGGTAACTTCAGTTAAGGACTCAAACTCGCTTACTGTCATTAAGCAAGTCTATGCCATGTCTAAGCTTGGAGACGAAAGGGGTCTTGTCTATCAGCAGACAGTTAAGTACAAAAGAAGAATAGGGGCTCAGTTCTTTCCAGCTATAGGAGACCCTCCTCCCTTCGGCCAAGACTGGAACTATCAGTCTTCTGACATCGTTAACTATGACATGACGGATAGCGACACGGGCAGTTCTCCTCTTCCCGATGGTCTTGACATTGAGGATCTTATTGTGGAGAACTACCAAAGCTTGGAAATGACGGTAGATCCCACTGAGTATCGTCTGATGGGCATGGATCTTGTCTTGAACTTTTTCTACAACCTTGGGGACGATTACGACAGACCGCTTCTTTGGAAGACTTTGATGTCTAAGGTTCAGTATCTCTACTACCCACTGCCCAAAGTAGAACGCACTCCTTACGGAGTTACTCCTGCTCCTAACTATATAGACATCTTGAACTCTTCCAAGGAAGCGATAGAGCAGGCTATCCGCGAAGTCTACCTCAGAAAAGAAGGGGAGACTATAGTTAACTACACTCCTGATCCTAATCTACCTATACCGAACGGCTACGAAAGAGCTATTTACTGCGGAAAGACCGAAGCCCCGGCTATTGGGATTTGGGCGGAAGAAGGCTGGATGGAGCAGACCCTCTATCACTACGAACATGAGCAGCACGGCGGGAGATTGAAAGAGCAGATCAACCGAGCTTGGGGAGACGTTTATTTAGAAAGTGCTTACTGGGACGAAGAGGGCGTTCCGCATAAGAATGATGTTCAGATTTACCAGAAAAGAGCGGACATAGATAGGTTCTCTGCTTTTCCTTACAGGATTCCTCCAGAATACCCTATGCGGAACCTCAGAACCTCTGTTACTAGATATAAAGAGGTGGGCTACAGACATGCTCAAAAAGCTACTTTTGAGTCGGAGCTTAATTCAGACTGGGTAGATGTTGAGCAAGAAAAGATCATTGAACTAGCTGACTCGGAAACTAGGTATCCGCACTCTCACTACAAGGTCAAGACATCCTTTCAGCAAATCCCCTTGTCCCAGGTCCCTACTAGCTGGTCTCGGATGAGACAGATGCCTATCAAGCTCTTTCTGAGCATTGATGAAGAAGACGCTTTCGGAAAAGCTGAGATTTCCGTTCCTTTGGTCTGTGACTGGTTTGATGCTCAAGTAATAGCTGAGTGGTTTAAGAACTATCTCATTCAGTCCTCTAACAGGAAACAGACCACCATTGTCATGAAGGGTAAGCACAATGTTCCTGTGGGAGCTGCTGTGTCCGGTCAAGTAAGAGACGGCATGAACAACTTTGACTCCCTTGAGTGCGGAGAGAATCCTTACGCAGAGTCTGTTGTTCAGGTTGAAGACGGCAATGGCGATGTGAGCACGGAGGTAACAATCATTGGCTATAGACGGTAGGGGACGACTGCGTGTAAACCCACGCGAAGCCGAGTTAAGGAGACGAAGAGACGTCCGATTTGTGTCTACTTTTCTTTTGGCCTCGTCGGAAGGCGTGGCTGTAATAGTGGGTCCTCAAGGGGGAACAGGTGAAATCGCCAATCCCAGGCCCGCCATTCCGATCAACGACGGACATAAGCTGGTGGTCCTGTGATAGAATGGTCTCGGGATGATACGATTTCGCGAATTTCCTAAAAGCAGCCCTATTCTCCTCAGAACGCCCTTATTCAACGGGTTTCCCGTCCAATGCTGTGGAGATGTTGTTCTCTTTTCCAAAGAGCCTCTTGGGAGTTTGACCGTCGCGGTCAGAAAGGGGCCTATGGTTGATACACTAACCAGTGAGCTTTCCTCGGACTTTCCTGACTACTTTGATGAGGAGCCAGAGTGAGCTTAAAGCAGCGCATCTTTAGTCTTTTCTCAGGAAGAGCAGACTACAGGGGTCTAAGCAATCTAGGCACAGGCCAAGTAATTCAGGCTGTGGAGTGGGCCAGAACTGCCGACGACAACAACTCCTTGCAAAATTCAGCCGACTTATACGACGCCGAAGGACTGGCCCCTCCGCCTTTTCTCTTTCACGACGAAGTTCCTTCAGGAAACCTGAAGAGAAGGGACGCACTTAGAGCTTTTCCTCGAATGGCTGAAGAAAGGTGGGGAGATACTTTCATTACCAAGATGGGGGGCATAATGCTCCCCTTCACTCCGCACCTCTTTGGTTTGAACAACCACGGATTTTGCCCTCCCAATTTTGTAGTGGGCAAGCTTCACGAAAACTCACGGTTTGCATCAGGAGATTTTAGGCAAGATCCTGACGCTGAAGAGGAAGAGCCTCCTTACGGAGAGGCGGCTGAGCAGAGATCCGACGACAGAATTATACCCATTGACTCAGCAGTTATTATGTTTAGCGGAGACTGGTCCATAGGACAAGGTGTGGTTACTTTTGGTGGTCTTGATGATGGCTCACCAAGCTCCGCGACAGCAGGAGACTACGCTGTTGGGGTTGTCACCGCTCGTCTTGAGAACGGTCTTTATCTAATCCAAGTCAGCGGAGTTTGCCGAGCTTTTGGTTGGGTAGAAAATCTTGTGACCTATTCTGAAGGCACGGAAGACGAGGTTGTAGGCTCTGAGCCCGGTTATGGTTCTACGACAAGAGTCTATCCAAAGCAGTACTCAAGTACGGGATTTTTTACGCCATCTGCTTTGGGTAATGCTATTCCTGTTATTGCCGCTTTCTACCCTCCAGAGGAGTACGAAGAGGGCAAGTATCGTGTTCCTCTCTTGGTTAGTCTAGGAGCTTCTGGTGGTGGAGGCGGCGCTAACTTCATCTCCTTTTCGGAGTACCCATGAGCTATACGGTTCATCCACCCTTTTACTTGTTTGACTACGGCACGGATATAGATCTCATGGGCTGGAACGAAAACAGAGGCTTGATTTTCAACTCTACGCCTCTTAAGATAGCCTACCCAACGGATCTTTACAGAGGTCGTGTTCCTTTGTGGTCTAGTCACATTGAGCAAGTTTTCAACTACCACAATGATCTTCGCCTGGCAGCGGGAAGAGACCCTTATGAGTTTCATGCCTACATAGACGCTTTCCACTCGGATGTCTACGCGGCCAGAAATGGCTTGACCATGACTCAGGCAACGCTCTATGGAAGCACCGTTCATTTTGGTGTCTTGGAAATTGTACCTTTTGACTGCCTCTGGTACTCTCGTTGGCGCAGATCTAGTATCCAGGAAGTTCCAATCATTCCTTTCTGCTATTTTCCTGAAGAGATGGGCAGAGAGCCAAAAGAGCTTGAGTTTTTTGGGGGTGGCAGGCTTCCCTGGGAAAACATTGAGGTTATTGGCTTCAACGGAGATGTTGACTGGACAAATAATGATCCTGACTACAGACGAATCAATGGTGTCTGGGAAGGTCTTCTTTTCTATCGCAGGCTCCGAGATTCAAATGGTGTTGAGAGAGACCTAATTTCCATCAAGCAGCTCTACACAACGGGAGACGAGCGTGGGGATGAGTTTTGGTATTGGCCAAATAGTTTCTACAGACAACTCTTCTTTGGAGCTACTCCGAGCTACAAAAGACCTGACATCTACATTGACCGTCCTTATCCAGGCTCTCGGTCTAGGGATACTAGACCAGAGTACGAGTATTTTGAGACTCAGCCTCGTTGGGAGACTCCTGCCTACTTGGGTCCGTTTAAGAACACACATTTCGATCTTATTGAAGTTCCAGAAGAGCTTCCTGAAGGAACAGAGTCTTTTGAAGTTGACGTCCCTGTTAGAAGTTCTGACGGCGCAGACTTAGGGATTTCCTTAACACTTAACTTTTCTCGTCCTGGTGTAGATCAGGCAATCTTCTATGTTGGTTTCCGTCTCCTTCGGACAGAGCCTTCTTTCTTTGAAGAGCATCTGCCTTTGGTTGGTTCTCCGGATCTTTTTAATGAGAGGATGAACTTCCACATCATGCAGGAAAGGCATCTGACAGAAAGAGGCGGAAACATTAATCCTTCTGATAACGCCATCTATAGCTACTTAGAAATAATTCCGTTTTCGGAATACGCTTTGTTCTCAATGGGGCGAAACACGATCTTTCCGCGCTTCAGTCATTCCTATCTTGACGGAAGATCTAAGGCGCGAAAAATAGTTGCCCATGTTGATTCGATGCCAGCAGAAAGTCGTTTCTCTTTCAAACCAGGAGACAACGTTGCTTCTTTCGAGGGAACGCCTACACTGACAGGCTACGCTTCAAACTTTAGGGATTACTTTGCCGAAGCGCGGGAATCTCTAGAGGGCTTGATTGAAGACGGCTTGATAGTGAGAAAGAATGTAGGCGGAAACGACACCCCAGAGATTGGTTCTTTGCCTGACTTTCTCCGAACTAAGTACACATCCGAAGGAGAGAGAGACGAGCTATGGAGTGAACAGCCTTGGCCTGATCGTACCAAGTTTGATGAATGGGAGCATGAACTTTCTGAGATAGGAACTAAAGTAGTTGTTCTAAAGCCTGAAGATCCGGAGGTCTATGATCTTAGAATAGAAGTCTTGAGAGGGCCTTGGGACATTGATCTAGATGAAGTTGCTTTCCGTTCTTTCTCAGTTCCAAGACTTCATCTTAGGCTTGATTGCGGCACGGGCCTCTTGGCTTACGATACTGTTATATTGGCTCCCGGAGGCTCTGCGTGGGCTCCAGGAGTTTGGCCTCTAGGCCCACATAATCTAAATTGGTCTCCTGGGGATACTCTCGAAAGTCACGTATACTATAATCGGTTTCCTGAAGCGTATGCTCTCTTGGAGTCTGAGATCTTGTCGGAAATAGACTCCAACCCTTGGACTGTTCTTGATGCGGCGGGCAGTAGTGCTCAGCCTGATCCAACAACTCCGCTCGGAAGGCAAGACTGGTTTGACTCAGAAGCTATTCAAAGCGGCTTGGATGCCTATAAGAATTTGCCAGGCAACGGAGGAGGTTACACTTTTTGGTACTCTCTTGAGGACATTCTCGGCAAGCTACACTTTAGCGCGTATACCTGGTCTGGCTACGGCAGCTCTGACTGGACAAGAATTACGACCGGTATTTCTAGGAATATCATTGGCGGTCATATTGTCATGCTTGTGTCTGATCCTTGGATATATCGCATGTTCGGCCAGGATATTACAGGGGACCCTTTCGCGGAGGGTTGGCTTCTTCCTGCTCTTGGAGAGGGTCTTGCTAGAGCAGGCATACGACTTGACGTTTTAACCAGAAGCGAAAGTGGCGCGGAAAGAATAGAAGAGCTTACTGAACCTACAGGCGGTAAAATACTAGTTTTCTAGGAGGTTTCCAATGTCTAGACCTTGGGATTTAGGTTTCTATCACAGTGGCGCAGGAGACGATGATCTTGGTGGAGCAATAGGTAGCAGGATAGACAATGCTGACATGATCTCTTGGACGTCTCTTGTGAATGTTACAGGAGTTACGATCATTGATGCTGCTTCATTTCATGCTTTGGACCTAGACGAGAATCCTCTAGGAGTACTTGCTTATGAGAACGCTTCAGGTTCGCTAAAGTGGCAGCCTCCAGGAGAAGCTGTCTTTGGTTCTCTGGTGGATGTGGGAGCTGGCGGTCTAAACTACTTGTACGGACCTTATGATGACTCTCAGTATCTCGCTGTCGAAGTTCAGGCAGGCAGTCTTCCAGGAAGTGACCAGCAGGATAATGTGAATTTCTCCTACATCAGCAATGTGATCTTCGACGACGTTACTTCTCAGGAAAGCGAGACCGGGGACATTGAGTACAAGGGCTTTTTTATCAAGAACGAGAGCGGGGATTTTCTAACTGGTCTACAAGTCTATGCGGATGTTTCCTATGTTGATTCCGGTGCTCTTGTTTCAGGCTATGGTAGTTCAGGAAGTGTTGAAGTAGACATGGGAAGTTATCTTGCCGATTTTCCTGCATCAGGCTTCATGTATAATTCGGAAAGAAGTGAGGCCCTCTATTACGCATCGAAGTCTATAGACGGTACGAAGGCTCTGGTTTCTTCCGCAGGAAGAGGTGTCCGAGGAACGGCTGCTGCGGCGGGTCTGGCAGGTGACGGCATTAACTACTATGCTCCCATTGACCTGGGATTTGAAGAGCCCTCTGGTGGGAGTATCCAGACAATAGCGAATGAAAGCACAGCTCCTTCGGGAGTAAGTTTCAACTACCACGGTCTTTCTTCAGTCAAACTGCTTGGTGGCCTCGGTCCTCTAGAAATGTGGGGAGTCTGGCTCAAGAGATTTGTTCAGGTCAACTCAAGGCCCCTTGTTGGCCAGAGAGGGTCACTTCGGTTTGTCTTCGACAACTAAGGAATGACACATGGCAGATCATTACGTCAATTTTGACGCTACAAACAATGGTGATGGTACTACTTGGACAGATGCGGCTGCTCCAGGAGGGGCGGGTGCTTGGAATCAGTTCACAGCCGCTGAGCACGCTTCTGTTTCAGCAGGAGACTTTGTTTGGTTCAAGCCCGGAAATTCGACAAGAAAGTCTCTGTCACCGAAGGCGGGGAGTTTAGGTAGCTGGATTCATTACTGCTCTTGGCCCTCTGCTAGCCATCGTTACTATGAATCTAGGCCCTCAGGTCCTAGAACTACTTGGGACCCTCTTGGTGAGTGGGCAAATCTTCTTTCCTTAGTCGCGGAAAGCCATAACTGGTACTCAGGTTTTAACATTGCTCAAGGTTCTGATGGTTTTAAGATCAATTCCAAGGAAGATGTCTATGGGGAAAGAATAGATTCCACTCAGTACGATCCTTCCACGTCCAAAGGAGGGCTTCAGATTGTTAGTTCTAAGCAGATCTTTCTCTACAGTTGCTGGTTTAGAGGTAATTCCACAGTTTCTGGCACAAGAAACGGCATTGACATTGATTCTGCGGAAGCAGTTACCCTGTCGTCTTGTCAAGTAGAAGCAGGAACTTCTGATGCATGGATGGTCTACTGTTTAGATAGCAAAGGTGTTCGTCTCTTCACCGCTTCTCTCACAGGAACTGAACCTGGCTACGGAATGGGTTTCGTGGGCTGCTCTCGTTGTTCACTGCGTAATTGTGAGACTAGCAAGATCAGAAGTAGATATAGCTCGGACCTTCACATGATCTTTTGTGAAACAACCGAAGGCTCAAGTGACTACGGTCTTGAGATTATGGATATTACAGATTCTGACGATGATTCGTGTCATATTGTCGCGGACTCTTGTATCTTTGAAGGAAGCAGTGCCGACGTGTACCTTCCTTCGGGAAACCTGAAGGGCTCTATCATTGGCTCTGAGAACACTTTTGACCTTCCGAGTTTGACACAGGATCCCGACAACAAGTTTCTGATTTCCTTGTCCAACCACAACAGCGTTGACAATAATTTCATTCAGCGAAGTTGGGCGGGAGACATCAGCGTTTCGCCTGTCAAGCGAGAGGGCCACTATTGGTTTAGTTATTTGATGTCCCCTAGCTCTGCTGTCGGCACATCTGGCGGAGTTGACGGCCTTGTCCTGAGCCCTCCAGGTCATGAGACAATGAGAGTAGTTTTTCCTGAAGTTCCTTGGTACGACGGATACGCCATGATTAAAATATACGGAGCTTATTCTTCAGGCTGGTCTTCGGGAGAGCTAAACCACCACACTCTCTGGGCAGAGGGCGAGGTTCTTTTGGAGTACACCCGAAGAGCCCTGATTCCCATGGTAAATCAAAGGCATTATTTAAGCGGCCTGGACGAAGATATAGGAACAGGTAGCACAGAAGATACGGCGTCAACTTGGTCTGACGGAACCGTAACTCCTTTTGTTTTGACCCTTTCCTGCTTTTTTGGCTCACTAGAATTTTTGGACAGAAGAGCGCAAATAAGGGTCTATTTGGCGAATTCTGGTGGTCTCGTATACATTGACCCTGTTCCGGAGGTTGCGAGGTACTATTTCTGATGGATGTCTGGAATCGTTTCGGCCTAATCCGACAAGCTGACCAAAAGTATTGGACTCCCCACGGTCTTTTGATCCACGGGAATCCTCAGAAGGTCCTTGGTCTTGAGGAATACGAGATTGAGGCGTACATACTCTCTTCCCAGGCTCTTGATAAGTGGGATATCTCAGGTGTCAAGGGTCCTAGAAGTAGAGTGGGTGCTTCTCCAGGAGTACCTTCTACTGCTACAGGGAGAGACAAGGCAGCCAAGCCTTATGTGACGCAAGGAGGTTTCTTGTGAACGTCACTTATCGTTTCTGGGTTTCAAATGCTGGTTTCATGGCCGAAGGACTAAGCCCTGATTTTGAGGCGCTTCATCGTGAGTCTGACGGCTTTGATCTCATAGGTTCCGCTCCGTCTATCACTGAGATTGGCGGAGGCTGGTACAAGTTCACCATTCCACAGACAGACATGCCTATAGTAGGCGTGGTTGATGCAGATCCAGGAGACTCGAACAATCTTGACAGCAGGGATCGTTACATTCCTGTGTTCATGCATGAGGATGACTACAATCTGGACTTGCAGCTCTCTTCGCTGAACATCTCGGCCTCTCAGATTGCAGATGCAGTTTGGCAGGAACCAATTGATGACCATGATGGGGTGTCCGGCTCTGCTGCCCAGTATCAGTCTGTTCTCCTGCGCGGTGAGTGGGAACTAGATGGCAGTACCTTGAAGCTAAAGACTCCAGAGGGCGTGACCTTCCAGGAATTCACGATCAGTACGACAGCTCGAACGCCAACGTAAGGAGACTCCAGTGTCTTTGGATATTCGTTTCTTGCGAACAAATAGCCTGGCAACTCAGGATGGTCAGGCTGGCTACAACATGCGTGGTGGTAGGTACTCTGCTGATGAGATAGTTGATGTAATTGCGGAGCTTCCCTACGAGCTGACAGGAGTTAACTTCACCTCCGCTTCTTCGAGAAACCTCAGAGGCGGAAGAGTAGGCTATCTGAACTTCAACTACGATTATGGCTATTTCAACTACTCTTGGAACTATCGACACCAGATGTCGTGGAAGGCTCCCGGGTCCCCTGAGTTTGGACCTACTCTTGATGTCCCCCTTGATCCCTTTGATATTTCCGCACGCATAGAGCTTTACGACGGATATGATCCTGACAAGTATCTTCTTGTCGAAGTAGCCCAAGGCGAGCTTCCTCTCCAGAACTTCTCGGATCTTCCAGTCATGCTTCTTCCGAGCATCAACAACATCTTCGACGACGCCACGCCCCTTGAGGCGGAAGAAGGTATGACTGACTACAGATGCGTAGTTGCTCGAAACGTAGGAGACTCCTCGTGGACAACAGCCTCCCTTTGGTTAGAGACCAACATCTCTTCAACCACGGTTTCCAATTTCTCAGGATACGCCACTGAGGGAGAGATCACTATCAACGTAGCTTCTACCATCGGCTATCCCAAGTCAGCCTACATTTTCAATCGGAACTACGGTGAGATCATGCTGTATGACTACAAGACGCCTACTTCTTTCCACGTGCCAGTCCTGGGAAGAGGCGCTCTGGGGTCAACGGTGACTGGCGGTGAATACGAGAACACCATTGACTACTACGTGCCTATTGATGTGGGAGTAGGTGGCTCCTATCCAACGGTTACAGTTAGCAGCTATGAGGCCCGTCCTTTCGGAATTACCTTTGCCCATCCCCTCCCAAATTCTCCTCTTTCGGCTACCGTGGTCAACGGAGAATTTGTACCCATTTGGCTAGGAAGACAGATCACTCCTGGCATGTCTGAGGTCGGTAAATTGCGGTTTGATCTTATTCTGGAGGCGGCATGAGACGAAGCCTTAGTGGATCTTACGGCATCTGTAGGACTAAACGCTTCAATCTTCGAGAAGGCTTTGCTGTCTGGAATACTTCCAGAACCCTCGTGGATGGCCATAAGATTATGACCTTTGGTTACTTCCAGGATGATCCTGTCAGCTTTGAGACCATGGCCAAGTGGGGATACTTTGAAAGCTTGCCTGATCCTCCAGAGATCGAACTTTTTCCCGATGTGACAAGCTATGACAACATGCAGCTAGCTGTCTTCGGAGACTTTGGTGTTGTCATGACTATTCCTTACTACTTCTACATCCTCGGCACCAGGAGAGTTCTCCAGGTTAGGGTCTGGTGGTGCAAAGACAAAGACGATGGGCCTGATCTGGCCGATTTGGTCTTGAAGGTAAATCCTCTGGATGCTTCTGAGCTTCAGCTAGGATCAGAGCTTGCTTCATATGCGATAGCCGGTCTTACTGAGGCAACAGCGGAGTACATACCCAATGGCTTGGACATGGGCTCTATGACCACTAACAGCTACAAAGATATCTATCTCGGCTTCCATGCTCCGCCTTCGGTGCAGAGCACGGGAGAAGTATACATGAAGGTTGACTTTGAAGCAGGTATTCCGCCATCTGACATCGGAGATGCTGTCGTTGGTGGGTCTGCTCACTATGGCGGCCAGGACGCACCAATAGATCAGATCGTTCTTAACTATGACATCATTTTGGCCGTTCATTGTATAACTTCCCAGGAAGCAGAGAACCTCCCAGGGACGGTTACAGGCGTACCAAGCCATATTGAATGGAGTGACTAGATGAGCTTTCCTACGGACTCTCACGACGACTTTGTGACCATGGTTGACCATAGGCTTACTCCTGTGGATAACTCCGAGAGCTACGAGATACCAGAGGAGCCCTCTGATCCTACGGTCTATACGGAAGAGCGACCTACCGAAGGGACCCTCTTTGTCACAGGCTCAATCACCTTCACGGAAGTTTCATACGAGCCTACTCAGAGCGGCGAGTTCTACGTGAACTACAATACGGGACAGATCCTCTTCCATGAGGACGATAGAACCAAGGTAGTCACCGTTGTTTACCAAGGCGTGGGAAGTGCTTCTAAGGCGGTAGACTGGAACAACGTCTACACATCCATCCAGAATACTCAGGATGAGGTAACCGTCCTTAGAGACCTTCTGCTGGCAGGTAAGGTAGAGGCCACAGATCCTGTTTCTAAGAAGGTCCAGGTCTACGGAGGCACTTTCTATCCCACAGCCAAGATCCCTGCCACCTTGACGGACACATTGGTAGACTTCGCGTCTCCCCCGTACCTTCTCAGCGCCATCACGGTTTCCTATTGGAGACCCATTCTCTTGGTTGTGGACCCTGACGGCGACCTTGAGGTAATCGAGGGAACCATTTCCGCGACTGAGACAGACTTTAGCTTTCCTGGCACCTTTGAGCTGGCCTACAGGAACTATCTTGTGATCTGTGAGATCCACGTCCGAGACAACGGCACAGGCGCTCCAGGCACGATCATAGATATCACGGACGACAAGATCTTTGATAGGCGGCCTTTGGTTGCTTCAGGCGCTCCTATTGAAGGAGTGGCTCCTCCTGCGAATTCCGTGGTTTTGTGGCCCTCTTCGGAGACAGTTCCCACAGGATGGCTCAGAATAGGCACAGAGACGCTCTCCCTCGGAGGGGTCGAGCACTTCTACATCAAGAGAACGTAAAAAATACTACGTTTATACCCTTGACCCCTGCTTTCCAGCCGTGATACAATGCTATTGACAGTCAATAGTTTGAAAGAATGGTCACGGAGGTTAGCATGAAAGAGGACCGGTCCCCCTTCCTGGCCGTAGACTGTAGAGTCCACCTTTGCAACCTACGCCCGGAGGTTTTTGAAGCCATTCAGACGTCTCTGACGTTCAAAAATCCGAAGTATGAGCAGACTAGGAAGTTCAGCCCCTACAACTTCATCTCTCCCAAGATCCCTCGGAACATCAAACTGTGGCGCAAGGTGGGAGAGGTGCTCTCTGTTCCCAGGGGATACAGTTTTGAGACTGTGGGGGGTTTTGACTTCCTTCCGAAGACGTTTCAGCAGTCGCGGAATAACTTTGCCTACGGAACCCATCTTGCTCGTTTTCCAAAGCCTCACTATACATTAACAGGTATACAGGAGAGAGCCCTCGAAGCCTTTGTGCGGGGAGAGCCTAAGCGCCCTTTCAATACATATCTCTTTGTGATGCCCACAGGTACAGGGAAGACGGTCACAGCGGCTGTGGCGGCGGCCAAGACACGAGAGAGAACACTCATCCTAGTCCATAACCAGTTGATAGCGAGCCAGTGGCGGAGAGACCTGGCGGGCTGCTTCAATCTGGCCAACAAAGACATTGGTTTGGTGAGGCAGAACACAATTCGTCTGGGAGATCAGTTCACCATTGCTTTTCTCCAGACTCTCTTCAAGCGCCCAAAGGTTTGGCAGGATATCAGGTATTCCTTTGGGTGCATGATCTTTGATGAATGTCACATCGTACCCGCCAGAACGTTCTATGACATCGCGGATGATTGCCCTTCCCTTTATCGAATTGGGCTCACCGCGACACCGACTCGGAATGACGGTCTTCATGACATCATGTTTAATGTCTTTGGTCAACCATTCTACGACCTCTCTACAGACAGCAACGTGGAGTCAGAAGTTTCCATTCCAGTCTCAGACGTGATTGTCAGGCATACAAACTTTGTACCTGATGTTCCAAAAGGAATGCCTCTAGACATCTCAACAACTGTCAAAGAGCAGGCTTTCTGTGAAGATCGAAACAGGCAGATCGTTGCGGATGTAAAGAAAGAGGTTTCAGAGGGTCATAGCTGTCTGGTTATCTGTCTGAGAAAGGCCCACGTGGAGATATTGATCCGAATGCTTGCGGATAGAATGGTCCTCGCTCTTCCGCTTACAGGCAGCCTCACGAAGAAGAAGGTTAGGGACTATGAGGCCAAGCTTTTGGATAGAAGCTGTCGCGTTGCTGTAGCCACGTCTCAGTTCGTGAAGCTTGGAACCTCAATCAATCCTTTGGATCGTCTCTTCATTGCTTGTGTCGTGGCTAATGAGAAAGACCTTCTCCAGCTTGCAGGAAGAATCAGGCGGAAAGCAGACTCTAAGAATGATGCTGTAATTTATGATTACGTTGACTCTAAGGTTCGAATGCTGTGGAACCATTTCCGCAAGCGGGCCAAAGTCTACAAGAAGATGGGCGTTGAAAGGTTCCGAAAAGCCGAGTTTGTGTGAGGTGTGCTATGGAGAAGTGTCCTAACTGCGGGGCTTTCGTGAGAAGCTCTGTAACAAGAATAGCTAGCGCAAAGTTTCAACTGCTGGTCAGGATTGATTTGCTTCGAGACAGGATGTCAGAAGAAGAGTTCAGGCTTCTGGAGAATGATATTTTAGAGATTGTTGACGAAGGCGATCACAGGAGACGTTACCCGCACATTGAATGAAGGGAGAACTTAATGTACGGACTACCTGAGCTTGTAGAAGGCGAGTGTAATGCGATTTTGGAGATTGCTGATGACTACGGAGATAACAGCGCAACTATTCGCTGTCAGCTTGAGCCAGAGCATGAAGGCCCACACAAGGAGGTGTTTCAGCGAGACGGAATGCCCGTAGTCATTACCTGGCACGGAGATGAGCGAAAGGTCTGCTCGAAGTGTAAAGCAAAGGTGTTTGATTGGAACATAGACACCTCTGGAGGTAAGTTTAAAGCCAAGTGTCCTGAATGTGACGCAGTTCAGTAGAAGGGAGAAAAGATGGGTAAGGTGTCGTTTTCTGGGAAGAAGTCAGACGGTCCTCCCAAACTAGCAGTCTTGGAGACAAAGGCAAAGAGGTATGGCCAGATCCAAGAACAGATCAATACGCTGGAAAAGGAGAAAGATGTCCTGAAGGCTGAGATGAAGCCTCTGGTCAAAGATCTAGGCGTTCCTACCAAGAAAGGCGGAAGTAAGCTCACCATTGGTGGTTGGATTCCTGAACGCCGCGCTAAGGTCGAGGTATTCCTGAAAGAAGGTGCGGAAAAGAAGCTGGAAGAAGAAGGCATCCTTGATCTAGTGACTACTCGCAAGCTAGACAAGAAGAAGCTAGAAGCCGCGCACAAAGAGGGACTCATAGACGATGATCTCCTCTTGGCTGTGGTTGATGAAAAGGTTACTTACAGCTTCTACTGTACCAAGGTTAAGGATAGTGAAAGCTGACAATCTGAAGAAGGTCAGAAAGCTTCCAGACGGATGGCTTGAGTATGTGGTTGATTGCGATGAATGCAAGGCCCTGGCCCCTCTTCCGCTTTTTCGGAAAGGCGTTTTGGGAAGCGTGTTCTTTGTGTTCTATCCTTTCTTCTACTCTCAAGACAGCGAGCTTCTGAAGAGATACATTTCACAGGAGATCCTTGGTATCTCTATCTTGATGTGTTTTCCTTTCTGCGCTCCTCTAGATAAACCGAAGATTTCAAAGCCGCATTCCAGAACGTGTCTTCCGAAGTTTCAGGAGTTAGTAGATCACTATGTTCCCGAAGCTATAGTCACGGTTGGTTCGGATTGTTTCAGTCACCTTTGCTGTGAGGGTTCTAGCCCTCCTGATATGAGGTTACTTGCTGGCACATTTGTCTATCCCGACCAGTTTGCCCTTCAGTCAGGAAGAGTTCCTGTGGGAGTTGTCAGAAGTCCTACGAAGCTTATTTCAGAAGGCCACCCTCTTGAGGAGGTGCTAGGCATATTCAGATCTCAGATTGGTCACATGAACGCATGGTTTGAGCGGGAGAACATTCCGACAGAGTTAAGAGAAAGGAGAATTGTTGCGGAACCTAATGACTCCAAAGAGAACCAGGAAGAGACACGTACAGCTTCCAAGCGGGAGAGAGATTCCAGTTTTCTCTATCGGCGCTCTAGCAGCAAGGATAAAGAGAAAGGCGCACACAATCAGGTGGTGGATTCGAGAAGGAATAGTTCCTCCTCCGGTCCTCGATTTAGGTGATGGTAAACGTTGGTATATGGCCAGAGAGATTGAGATCTATGTCACCATCGCGGAGAATGAACAGATCAAACAGGGCTCTTCAATGAAGAAGACCAACTTTTCTTCCCGTCTTCGTGCGGAGATAGCACAACTTAGAGAGGATGTCGAGAATGCCAAGATCTAGAAAGAACACAAAGAGTGGATTGCCCAAAGATCCTGCAAAGAACTTCAAGGTTCTGAAAGCAAAGAACGACGAAATGATTAAGAAGGCTGTCGAATCCTCAATGAAGGAAGGTGACGTTGATATAGGAACACTCAACCTTTCTTATAGCCCGCTTGAGGTAGGCTTTGTCGAGGTTGACATAGGAATTAAGAATTTTGGAAATGGCGCTCGTGTTGCTCTCCGTATTCCTTGTCAGCCTGGTGAGGAGCCAGAAGCTTTCGCCAAAGCTTGGGATCTTTGTGAGAATCAACTAGGTCCAAAACTCAAGGAAGTGGCTCAAGTGGCTAAGAAGTATAAGGTATGAATGACCGTCTAGTGATGCTCTTGATTTCCAGATCTTCTCTGAGCAGCGATGGCAAGGTCCTTCTTACGGAGCTTTATCCTCACGTGGAAGAAGGGTACATTCCGAATGACAGGAACATCTCAGTTCTTCTAGGTTGGCCGCTTGATAGAGTCAAGCATACCTATGAAGAACTTGAGGATAGAGGCGTTTTCGTTGGCGTTCCTCTTATTGGCGAGCACCAGGTTTACGGAGGTTGTAGGCTGGACTTAGAGGTTTTGGCCAAAGAGCAAGGCAAGACACTCTCTGAGTTGAAGTACAAGGAGTTCTTAGGCACGTTGCCTAAAGAGGTCCCGACTCACCATTCTGATTTTTCTGACATCGGTGAGCTTTCAACTAAGGATCTGTTTACTTACTTCTCGAAGCTTCATCGTATCGTAGAGAAAAGCGAGTACTGTTCAAAACCAAAGGACTTCCGTCAGATCCAAGTCTTACACAAGACCTATGGCTCTGAGATGGTTTATCACATGATTGGTACACTTCTCTGGGATAGAAAGTTCTACGCCTGGGGTCCTCCAACCATCGCTAATCTGTTTGAGAAACGGAAGCTTCTTTACACAGACATCCAAAAATCCCTTACTAAGAAGGTCTAGAGGCCATCTATAAAGATTAAAGAATACAGAAGAGAATAAGATGGTCATATCCTATAGAGTAACAACCTAACTCGGAGAGTTAGGTTGAATAGTCTACAGTTATGTCGCGCCAGGAGAAAAAGATGGAAGTTTCTTTCACCAAAAGGTTTCTTCTTGACCACGGAGTTTCCGAGAGGTTTCAGGACAAGTACATAGAAGACTTCGAGCACATTAGGGAAAACCAGAGTCACAGTTTCATTGGTTATCTCTCCAGGCTCTTTGTTGACAAGAGACCAAGCAACCTTTGGCTTCAAGGAAGTCCTTCTTCTGACGCAGAGCTAATGGGAGCTTTGGTTGTGAGAGAAGCCCTCTTTCATAGCTTGGAAGCTTTCATGCTCAGACCGGGGAAAGTTCAAGATGCTCTGTACGCTTGGTGGCAAGGAGAGTCTCAGCTTTGGATGGAGTTGACCTTGGCCTATGTGGTGGTTTTCAATCTTGAGAATTTAGTTCTGAGCAGTCAGAAGGAAGCGGCAGCTCTGACTAAGCTGTTTTTGCTTCGAGAAGATTTAGGAAGATCAATTGTTGTTATTTCTTCCGCTTCATCCAATGCTTTGTCGGATACCTTTGGTGAGGCTTTGGGTTGTGCGGTTAGAAGGTTCCAGCAAATTGATTGTCCTGGCTAGGAAAGACCATGAGCTTCAATCTTGATAATAGACCTATGCCTGCTCTGTTCGTAGATGCTTTAGGCTTTGTCTTTCTTCCGATTGAGCAGACGTGGAAAGATAAGTTCCTGGGAAAACCTCAGAGGTATCAAACACTTTCTGTGGTGCGGCAATGGATGTATCAAGTAAGTGGCAGGTTTGGTCTCTATCTGTTGGTTGAGTCTGAGGAGATGGTAGAGAAGCTTAGAGAAGAGGAGTACATTCTCTTCTACAATGATTTCATCGTTGTGAAGAAACCGGAAGAGCTTATTGAATGGATGATGGTATTGAAAGCATACGCAGTGACTAATCTTCCCAAGCAGTGGGAAAAGCCTGTGAGAGGAGCATACACGTATGAAAGCATCTCCCATGCAATTAGGATTATCTCAATGCTCGCTCCCTCCAAAGGTGGCTAGCAGTCTCAAGAAGAGGCGGAAGATCCTACCCTTGATTTTGGAGTGGAATGACTGTCGAAAGTGCAACATAGGCAAGTCTAGGGAGAACATCGTTTTTGGAAAGGGCTTTGTCAATGCTCCTGTGGTTTTGGTAGGTGAGGCTCCAGGGGAAAGAGAAGACGAGCAGGGAATACCTTTCGTTGGTCCAGCAGGCCAGCTCTTAGATGAGATCTTGGATAACCTGATCGTTGGTGAGTTCTCCAGGGCTCTATCTTACAAGCACGATGACTGTGTTCCTTGGAGAAGGTGTTTCATAACTAATATCGTGGCTTGTCGTCCTAGAGGTAGGCGTGGTAATAGACAGCCTAATCCACAGGAGATATCTAAGTGTCGTCCTAGACTAGAAGCCACACTCAATGTCATCAGACCCAGGATCATCGTTGCTCTGGGAAGAGTAGCCGAAGCGAACCTAATTGGTCACGGAGGTTTGTCGTTTCCTTTGAAGCTTCAGGGGGTGCATATCTTTCAGGTTACGCATCCTGCGGCTTATCTATACGGGGGAAAAGAAAGAATGAGAGAGGACAAGAAGGTATGGGTGTCTGTTGTAGAAAAGGCGGACGAGCTAAGAGAGGGCTTGCGTCCTACTTCGATAGTCCTTCCGCTTCTGACAATGTAGAAGAATGGATGACCAGAGTTCCAGTTTCAGGTTGGTGGATTCCGAAAGATCAGATTGAGTCGGAGATAAGTTTTCGGGAAGTTCGTTTTCGTGTGCGTATGTCAGGATTAGACCGTCATTGGGATTGGCCCCCAATAGATCCTTACGATCCGTATGAATACGATTTTAGGGAGTATACAGATTGGGGCGCTAGAGTTTGGTAGGAGGTAAGTATGGCAGACTATTCTAAGTGGCATTGTCACGTAAGACCAGGGTATCACAAGGTAGAGCACTATGTATGCGTCTGGCGTTGGTTTGTGGATGTTTATGATGGCAGGGGCAAGCATGTTCGGTCTCACGTTTCTTTGGATAAGAAGTGGGCGCAAAGAAGGGCAAGGAATTTGAGAGAAGATTGGAAGAGAAGAGCCAAGGAGGTGTCAGGTGGAAGGAAAAGATGATACAGGTCTTGTTGGGTTTGAGGGACAAACGTTCTATTGTCCTGAATGTGAGGCACAGTTGACCTTATGCTTGGAGGAATTTGGTAGGAAAGCTGTTCTTCATTCTGAGCGGTCTAAGCTAGCGAAGGCCATAGAGCTGAGAGAGGAGAAGATAGCAAGCTTACAAGCGGACTTGGTTGTTTTAGTCAAGAGAAGAGAGGTTATGGAGGCTGATGGTCAATCCTGAACTAGAAGCAATTGCAGCGTTTCTTGAAGCAAGTCCTTCGGAAGGTCAAAGAGATTTTCTAGCGGCGACCAAAAAGATAGCCCTCTTCAGACAGTTCTATGTTGAGTGGCAATGGATTGTTACCTATGTGGGCGAATACGGGAATGCTCCTAAGAAGCGGACATTTCTTGAGTACTTTCCTACAATGAAGTTGCCAGAGAAACCAGAGACCTTATCCTTTTGTATGGAGCGGCTTTTTGAGCGGGAGAAGTTCAACCGCATCAGACAGATGGTACATGATGTTCAGGAAGATCTGAGTAGTACGGATGTCTCGGCTGCGTCGAAAGCAGCAGCAAAGATCTCTGACGTTGTACTTGACCTTGACCATATGTGGTCTCGGAAGAAAGACATCAACGTGGGAGAAGAGGTCGAAAGAAGATACCAAAGCTATTTGGAGATTGAGAGGCAGACCACGGCTTCTGGTGTAGGTACTCCCTGGCCCACGTTGAATAGGATGATCCCTCCTCTGAGGCCCAAGAATTTGGTTGGCTTCCAAGCCAGAGGCGGTTTGGGAAAGACGTGGCTTGCAGTAGTCCTGGCAACTCATTTCTGGCGGTTAGGCAGGAAAGTCCTCTTCATCACAAAAGAGATGGGGGCCGAAGAAGTTGTGGCCAGAGTAGACAGCTATCTCTTTGGTATTAAATGGACACCTTTCTCTCGTGGGGAATTGTCTCAGAAAGAGAAAGCACGGTTTGCCTTACTGCTGAAGAAGGCCGAAGGTCAGTTTTCAGGAGAGCTGATTATCTCAGACGAAGAAGACCTAGATGCTTTTGGCTTGGACTCATTCATCTCCAAGCTGAGCGAGTATAGTCCTGACGTGGCAATTTTAGACGGGCTTCATCTTTTGTTTGGAACTACTGAAAGGTCAAGCGGTAGAGATGAGAGCTATGTCCAATCAGCCTATGCTATCAGCAGGAAGATGAAAAGAATAGCGCGGGCAAAGAATGTCCTCCTGCTTGAGACTACCCAGACAGGTAGAGACGCGGAGAAAGGCAAGAAAGGCTACACAGGGGGAGGAGTTACAGCTACCCAGTGGACAGATGCTCTTCATCAGGATTGTGACTACCTCTTTGAGATCTGTGGTTATCGAGAGACCAAGTACAAGTGGAGAGAGCTGAAGCTAATCAAGGGAAGAAATTGTCCTGTTGGTGAAAGCGTATTCTACAAGTTTGAGATGGACCCTCCGGTGTTCAAGGAGTTGCCGACAGACTTCGATCCCAACGCAGAGACGGAAAACGAAGCTACCAAGATAGCAGTGAGAAGCGTCTTTGGTGAAAAGGAGGCTAGCCGTGAATTTTCAACCTAATTTTACTTTCGAGGCGAAGGAGGCCAAACAGTTCTATGTAGAATGGAACGAACCCAAGAAGTTTGGAAAGGCCAATCTTCGCGTGGTGGTTACTAAAGATGAGATCTTTCTCCAGATCAAGCACGATCATAAGGAGTGGTCAGCTAGATTTGAGAGGGCAGAGGATCTAGATATGGTACGAACAATCATGAAGCAAGGATTGGTCTTGGTAGACGATGCACGGCGGGATTGGTTAGAAATGAGGCAACCATGACTAAGGCTGAGATTGAAAAGGTAGAGAAGGACGTTGTAAGTGCTAAACACTACTGGAAGTCTCAGAATACTGAGCGATTGTCAATTGAGGATGTCCAGATGGTCGCAAACATGAGGATGATCTGTACAGCTCTTGACTGTTTGCTCAGGAGAGTTAGTAGATTAGAGGAAATAGCCAACCATCACAAGGACTTTGATGACTGGCTCAGAGAGGAGAAAGAATGCATCCCGCACTAGCGTTTGTCCTCGGTTGGATTATTGGTGTTCTGTCGCTCATGTTTTGGCTCATGTTTGGTCAGCAGCCGTGAACGGCCAGGATCTAAAGAGACTCTGTGAAAGTCTGGGATTAGAGAAGCTTCACAATCGAGGAAGCGACATTACAAGCTTATGTCCTTTCCACGATGAGAGGCATCCGTCTTTCGGAGTTTCGATTGAGAAGAGGTATCATCCGTTTAACTGTTTTTCCTGTGGAGCTTCAGGTAATCTTTTGACTATGGTTTGTCATCTTCGAGGTTTGAGGAGAAAAGAGGGCCTGGCCTTTATAGAGAGCTTTGGCAGTTATTCAATCCCACCAGTCAGCGCAGAGATTCAGCCCTATGGTGCATCCAGGCGCGGAAAAGATATCAGGGTCCCTGCGTCTCTGTATGCTCCTTATCGAATAGGCAGAAGCAAGTCCTTTGCGTGGCTCTTGGAAAGAGGTATTCCCCTGGAGCTTTCTGGAGAGTGTGACATAGGCTTTGATCCAGAAGAGAGGAGAGTCCTCTTCCCGTGGTGGGAGCCTGGCGGCAAGTTTTTCAACGGTGCCACAGGGAGAAGCATGGTGGGCTCCTCTTTGAAGTCTAAGCCTTTCTTCGGATTGAAAAAGGGCAGCCATCTCTTCAGGCCAAAGATGAGCGGTCCCTATGACTACAGGAAGACCCTCTTCGTTGTGGAGGGAGAAGTAGACGCGCTTCGAGTGGCCAGTTTTGGTTATACCAATGTGGTGGCTACAGGAGGTTTTCCTACAAGGGCTCAAGCTGAAAAGATGGCCGAAGTAGCAGGCGTGGTGATGCTTGCTTTCGATAATGATCCAGCAGGCAAAGAGATGTCTAGGAAACTGCTGTCGTGGACTGGAGAGTGGACACGGTTTGTCAAGTTCAAGTATGTTTCGGACGCAAAAGACCCTGCGGAGCTGAGCAAACAAGAGTTTGAAGAAGGTATAGACAAGGCAGAGTTTTTCTTAGGATGAAAATAAAACTATTGACAAGGTGTCTGAGGTATGATAGACTGTTATTGTATTGTCGAGATACTGTTTAGGTAGCCGATAGTGGCCCCCAACCCCAGGGAGGTGAGTACCATGTCTGAAATCCTGGTGTAGTGCTTCGATGGTTTGTTGGAATACTAGAAGGAGGAAAGTATGCGGATGCGAACAAAAGAAGACAGTAGCAAAGATGTCAAGAAAACCTCTTACGAGGGAGTCTCCAGAGGGAACATCAAGAAGATTGCCTTTGCTCTTGGCGTCAAGGTCATGACAGGCCATTCGGCCACGGATATTGCTCAGAACGTTCTCCAGAAGCTCAAAGACTACTCTGAGCTTTGGTCTACGCTTGGTGATGAGGAACAGGCCAACGCTCGTCTGATTGGTTACGAGCCTCCCGCAATTCGTGGAGGACTTCAAGAGGCTACTTCTGATGGTGAAGACCTTCCCGAAGGAGTTCCTGTTTCAGGCTGGATGAAAACGGGTAGAGACGAGATTCAAGATGCGGTTAATGAGCAGGAACGTAGAGCCAAGATGCGGTCTGTTCCTAAGCTCTTTGTCCGAGACGGTGACACAGTGACCGTGGATGTTCTCAGAGATCCAGAGACTAGGGACCCCGGTGCTCTCTGTGCTCTCAATCTTCATGCAGTGAAGACGACAAGCGGCTGGAATTATTCTGTCTGCTCTCAAGGTACAAGAGACAAAGAGGGTAATCCTTGCCGTTGTGCTTTCTGCGAGAGCAACAACAAGAGGCTCAATCGGAAGTCTCTGAGAATGATCTACATGGTCGTGGACAGAGATGAGCGAGAGGGAAAAGACGGCAAGATCTACAAAGACCAGGTAAGGTTCTTTGAGACGGATACCAGGCTCCACAAGACGCTAGAGAGATTGGCTCAGAGAGGTATCCTAGATACGAACTCTATCGAAATAGGTAGACAAGGTGACAAGCAGGCCGCTTGGTCTGTAGTCCCCATCGGGAAGAGCGACTCTCCTGACAAGACGGAAGAGGCCAAAGAGCTTAGAGATAAGTTCGAGGATTTCTACAGGCCGCCGACTTACGCGGAGCAAAAAGAAATCATCGCTGATGTTCCTAGTTCAGGAGTTGCTGAGAGGGAGGCGAATTGAGCAATGGCTCTTATATGTGATTACTGCGAAGCTAACGTTACGGAAGACGACGTGTGCGAAGAGTGTAATGCTCATATGTGCTGTGACTGTACTTGTGTAGACGACGAAACGGTTTGCAAGGAGTGTGGTACTGAGTGCGGCACGTGCGGTCTTCCTTTTGCAGGTCCTGACTACTGTGCTGAGTGCGGAGAAGATGTCTGCCCTGAGTGCATAGAGGACGATCTTTGCAGTTCCTGTGCTTATGCAGACGAAAGTACGGAGGATGATTTAGATGATGGAGAAAGACCCGAAGATTATCTCCCTTCCGACGCAATCGACTGAGGAGACTCTTGAAGAGGAGCCCACGACGATCAGTGTCATTGTCAGATCCAGCAAAGGCGAAGAGAAGGTCCTGGAAGAAAAAGTGATCGAATACGTTTTGGTCACTGGCACGATTGATGGCAATCTGAAGAGCCATACCAACTTGGCGATTGCAGATAGGATCTTGTTCCTGCTGGAATTGGGCAAGACGATGCTAATCACGATACCCATGGTTCAGAAGATCTCAATGCCCGGGAAGAATAAGGTCGTGGTTCCTTCTAAGAGCGGCATAATGAACTTTGTGCGGAGAGGCAAGAAGTAAATTGCTGGTTATGAATGACCAAACGCTCCAAATGGTATGTCGGGATTTACTGAAAGAGCCAGCATTCGCAATCGACACAGAGACCTATGACCCATCAGTTACTCAGAACGCGCTTTCTTTACACAAAGCCAGGATACTGATGGTTTCGATCTGCTTTGGTGACTCTCCGTATAGAACGTATTCCATTCCCACGTCGGCGCAGTCGCCGGATTTTCTTCCAACATATGCCGTGGTAAACGCGCTTTCAAAGGTCCTAGAAGATCCTTCTGTGCTGAAAGTTATGTGGAATGCGAACTATGACGTCAATGTCTTTTTGAACCATGGCGTGAGAACTGTTCGCTACTGTTGTGGAATGGTCATGGCGTGGTGTCTGGATGAGAACAAGCCAAAAGGTCTGAAAGATCGAAGCGTTGAAGTTCATAGGCATTTGCGGAAGACAAAGAATGTTGACTTTGAGGATACCGACGAACTAGCCATTTATGCTGAGCAAGACGCTAGAGCCACCTGGGATCTCTACCGTGCTTTTACGAAAGGCCAGATTGAGCTTTCTGAGGTTCCCAAGACAATGGTTTTGTCAGGAGTCAGAAAGAAGTTCTTTCACGAGCAAGAGATGCCTTTGGTAGATGTTGTGGTTTCCATGGAAAGACGTGGTATCCAGCTTGATGTGGACGGCATTCGCAAGACGGCCAAGAAGATGGAGAAGCGTCTAGACGATCTTGAGGATAGGATCTACACCGAAGCAGGCCACGACTTCAACATTGGATCTGGCCCACAGCTTGCCGGTGTTCTCTTTGATGAACTAGACCTCCCTGTCTTGAGGCGGACAAAAAAGACCTCTAGACCTTCTGTGGATAAGATGACGCTCTCTCTTTTGAGAAACCATCATCCCATCGTTGACTTTGTTTTGGAGCATTCTGCTGTCAGGAAGCTCTACAGTACCTATGTTTGTCCTGAGAAGGATGGTCTACCCTGCGGTCTTTTGGCTCATGCTGATATGGCAGGCGTTATTCATCCTACGATGAACACTGTGGGAGCTGTAACAGGCAGGTTCTCTGGGAGTCAGCCCAATCCTCAGAACATTCCGAAAGACGCGGATAGAGATGAATGGAAGATAAGGTCTAAGTTTATAGCGCGGCCAGGTCATTCTCTGATAGTCGCGGATAAATCTCAGATTGAGCTTAGGCTGCTTACGGTTTTCTGTCGTGACCCCTTACTCATGAAGGTTTACCAAGAGGGCGGAGATGTTCACCAAACGACGGCTGACACTTGCCGAGTCATAAGAGACAAGGCCAAGGCGGTCAACTTTGGTGCTGTCTACGGGCTTCAGGCTCGAAGTTTAGCGGCAAATCTCACGTTCTATGGTACTCCTACTACGGAGGCTGAGGCTCAAGCTCTCTTGGATAGCTTCTTCAACAAGACCTACAAAAAGATAGACCCTTGGCGTAAGTCTTGGATTAAGCTTCACAATGAGCGGGGTTTTGTTCCTCTGATTACAGGCAGGCCACGGCGCATTCCTGATCTTTTCTCAAGGAATAGGTTCAAGCGTAGCGTGGCAGAGCGTGAGCTGATTAACAACACTATTCAGGGAAGTGCAGCAGATCTGATGAAACAGGCCATGCTTCGATGTCATTTTGACAGAGAGCTTCGAGAGCTGGAATGTTTCATGCTTATCCAGGTTCATGATGAATTGGTGTTTGAGGTTCCAACCGCGAATGCTGAAAAGGCGGCAAGAAGAGTTCGGGAGTTGATGTGCCAGCTTCCAGATGGCCTCATTTTGCCGATTGACATACCGATTGAAGTTAACGTGGCGATAGGCCCAAACTGGCGAGAAACGGAGAAATTGGCAGCATAGGAGGATACTATGGAACGCACAAGAGAAGCGTCGGCACTAGAAGGGGAGTTGCGGCGAGAGCTTACTAGAATTAGAGGAGACCATGAGTCGGCTAAGATAGCCCTGGAGATTTTGGAAGAAGAGCCCACCCTAGTTGATGTTAGCTGCTACGAAAGTTTGGATCAAGCTCGAAGGGCAGTACTATTTCTTTCTAAGCGAGAGGAGAAGCTTGTACTGAGGCTTAAGGAGCTTGCAGACGAGAGTGAAATTGATAGCTAAGATTGGCAGCATAGGAGAAAGGCCAGCACGTGCGGCAATGGAATGCAGTAATGGATTGGACCCGCTGTAATTCGAGTCCCTGTTGGATAAAGACCTTAGTCGCGAGAGGTGCTTTTCCAAGCAGACTTGTCATAAGTCGGAGATCTTAGTGTTCTGGCGTCAAATCTAGCAAGATGTGCTTTTCTCCTACTGCTGCCATTTGAAAGGATGAAGATATGCTTGAGAACATGAGTCCTGATGTTCGGCATTTTATTACGCCTCTTCTAGGTTATGGCGGAGGAAGACCTAGTTGTAGAACTTGTGCTTTTTGTGACGATGTTCAGGATACGCCAGGGCCTAACGGAGAGCCCGCTTTAGCTTGTTTTATTGTGTCAGAAGCGTTAGGTGTTTTTGCGACGGGGGCAGACAACTACTGCCAGAGATGGAAGGCTGTTCCAGAGACACCTTAGCTAAGGAGGATGAGAAGATGGGCAAATGGAAATTAGGAAAGAAGCCTCATCTAGGTATTGAGCAAGCTCTTTGGAATCAGTTTGCTGAAAATCTGGAAGAGAGTTCCGAGATAATCGGTTCGACTATCGGAAGATCTGTAGCTGAAGCTTTGTCGGATCAACTGATGAAGACGCCTATAACCATAACCATTTCGGTGAAACCTGAAGGATTAGGTAGATAACTTAATGAGACCTGGTTTGATAGTTTGTTTTTGCTTGAGAGGTTGCCAACGGTCTCCAGGAGAAATAGATAGGAGGCTTGGCGATGCCAACAAAGTCTACTGCTGACATTAGGACGAAGTACAAGGCACGTTTGAGGGAAGTTAGAGAGAAGTATGGCTGCAAAACCCAGTCCGCTCTCGCGGAAAAGATGGGCATACCCAGACAGATAGTCCAGCAGGTTGAATGTGGCCGTATCTTTCTTTCTTCCGCAATGGCGTTGTGGATCAAAGAAGTGACAGGCTGCTCTTTGGACGAGCTTTTCGAGCTTGTTGAGAAGGAGAAGCCTAAGTCTGCATCTTTTCAGTCCGCTTTGAGTTTTGGTTCAAGTCGTAGGAGAAGGCGAAAAGGTAGTGATTGAAGACATCGTTCTTTCGATTGAAGAGAAGTTTGGGAAAGGTGCCGTCCTTCCTGCTAGCGAAGCTAAAGGCTTGGTTATCAGGAAGTTTTCCACGGGCAGTATTGTTCTTGACTACGCGCTGAAAGGCGGCTGGCCCAAGGGAAAGATCGTAGAGATCTTAGGAGCTGAGTCGTCTGGTAAGAGTACGCTAGCCCTTATTGCTTCAGGAGAGTTTCAGAAAGAGCATCCTTCTGGAGTTGTTGTCTACCTTGATTTGGAAGGCACACTAGATAAGGCTTGGGCTTTGCAGCTTGGCGTTGATTTGGAGAGGCTCTACGTCGCGGATAACACTCATTTGGTAGGCGGTGAAGATGCAGGAGATTTCCTGGTTCGCTGGATGGAGGCGGGGAAAGACTCAGGAGAGCCCACGCTCTTTGTTCTGGACTCTATTTCTGCTGCGGTTCCTCTTAGAGAGATCGAAGATGAGATGGGAAAAGCACAGGTTGCTCTCCATGCCAGACTGATAAACAAAATGCTCAGAAAGCTTTTGGTCGGGATGCGGTATGACTTGTCCAGAGAGGAGCCTCCCTTTACTCTGATCCTAATCAATCAAGTAAGGATGAAGGTAGGTATGCCAGGCTACGGCAATCCCTACATCGGTACAGGCGGCCAAGGCAGGAAGTTCTTGGCTTCTCAGCGCATCTACTTGGTTAGAGAAGGCTTTGTTACCTACCAGACGAAGGTTGAGGAAAAGACAGTCAAGCGAAGTATAGGGATAAAGGTCAAGTTTCGCGTCGAAAAGAACAAGACTGGTGGCCAGATGGGAGAAGTAGGTGTCTTTTCATTGTATACTCAGAAGAGAGGCTCTCTTCTTCCAGGAATGATTGATAACGGGAAGGAGATCATTCCTCTTCTGAAAGACCTTGAGCTGATTGAGAAAAAGAAAGGAAAGCTGATATGGGATGGCGTTCCATTTTCAGAAAGAAAGCTGACAGAACATTTCAGGACGAGTCGAGAGAGCCTTCAACGCGCCCGGTCGGTATTGTTAGGCGAGATAGGCCAAAGCCCAGGCCCTTCCCAGGAAAAGAAGGCGAAGAGGACGTCCAAGAAATCTCCCCAGAAGGGGAAGCCGTTGAAGTTCAAGCATTGAAGGAGGACGCCTCTTTTGAAGACTTGGCCGAGTTGATAAAAGGTCAGGATATCTTCGAGGACGACAAGAAGGGCAGGATGATTACCGCTCTGGTAGCCCTCCTCCAGGATTTCGGCAGAAGAGCAAGTGGATGCCTCACGTTTGACGGCTTGATTGAGAGCGTGGTTGTCAGGAAAATCCCTGCCAATGTGACGTTGACAACTGTTGCCTCAGCTTTCATGGAAGAAGGCGAGCATCGAATTCTTCTCAATATCATCTTTCTGCGAAAGGTAGACGACAAAGAAGAGACCGTCAGGCTGGAGAGATTGCCTTTGTTGGATGATGTCATTGAGGTAAAGCAGACGGCAAGGCAATTTAGGTTCATTAGGATAAATAGGTTTCCTTTGGTGGCTAGTGGGGCTCACCTGCTTGAGTTTGTGCTAGATGGTGAGTTGATGGCCAGGTATCCGTTTAGTGTGAGAACGGGGAGTCCGAAGTAATGCTTTTCAATGAAGATGTGGCCTTTGCTCCTCCGGTTGACCATGTTGTGGAGAAGAAGATTGTCAGGGTTCCTTCCTTTGCCCAAGGTGCCTATACGAGACTAGGCGCACGTGTCCGAGGAGAGGTCAGTGGGGTCAAGAGGTTTCATTGGGGAAGCTACTGGCATACTCGTGATGGTTACGGCCAGTCTGCTGTCATAATGGCGGAAGAGCTTCACAAGCGCGGTTATGAGATGGAGCTTCGCGATACCGGCAACGAATACCAGACCTTAGATTGCGCGGAGTCTCGATTGATCCAGAAGCTGCGGAAGAAGAGAGTCTCTGATCCTGATTTTGAGTTTGCTTTCTGCATGGCTCCAGACATGGGAATGTTAGATCTTACCTCGCCCTTCTTAGTTTTCTATTCGATGTGGGAAGCTACCGAACTTCCGAAGACGTGGATTCCATTTATTCGAGAGGCAGACACCATTATCACGCCTTCGGAGTGGGTAGCTTCCGTTTTTCATGCTGCGGTCAAGAATCTGAGCATTCCTGTTGTGGTGGTGAATGTCCCTCTTCGCTCGGAAGTCTACAAGTTTCGGGAAAAGGCTTTCCTCAAGAGAATGTATAGGACACTTTCTAAGAGGCGGCCTAAGCCTTTTAGGTTTCTTTTCGTGAGCACGCCCGTTAAGAGAAAAGGAATAGATGTTCTGATTGAGGCATTTCAGCAGGCGTTTCCTGTTGAGGCTTTGGATAACGTGGCTCTCCACCTTCATATGCGAACAGGCCCTTTGAATAGGCACGTCTTTCCAGAGCAGGATAAAGTAGCGGCGCGGGTTGAAGACGACTACAGAATTACTTACAACCTCAAGCCCATACCGTTGAGGAAACTCCTGAAGGTATATGACAAGCATGATTGCCTAGTTCACACTTCAAGGTCGGAAGGTTTCGGTCTCACTCCTTGTCAGGCTATGGCGTGTGGCTTGCCTGTGATCTGCACGAACGCTACAGGCTGTACGGAATACGTGATGTCGCCTGAGCCCTACGCTTTTCCGATCAACATCTCAGGTTGGGAAAGCTGTGACCACGCATTCTACAAGGAAGGCGAGTGGTCAACTCCTGACGTGGGTCATGCGGCACATCAAATGAGGTATGTCTATGAGCACAGAGAAGAGGCCATGGATAGAGCCAACAAAGGCTCAAGGTGGGTTCTCAAGAATTTTGGCCGAGAGGCGACAGTAGCAAAGCTGGAAAGGGCGCTTGAATGGTCAAAAGCAGTACACAATTTGAAGATGAGGTCGCTGAAGAATTCGGCGGGAGAAGACAACTCGCATCAGGTTCCATCCCAGGTAGTCCGGGTGACGTTGTAGTTTCGGATGAGTACCTGATTGAGTGCAAAGAGACAGATAAGACTCAGTTCATTCTAAAACGAAGTATTTGGGGAAAGATAATAAAGGAGTCTCTTAGTCTGGGCTTGGTTCCTGCGATAGCTCTTCGATTTTGGGGTTGTAATCGAACAGGATTTAGGCGAAGAGATCTTATCATTCTAGACAGACACGAGTTTCTTGCGTTGTTGGACGAACTCAGAGAGTACAGGGAGAGCGAAGATGCCAAGAGGCATGAGTGAGATACGGAGAGCAGCCAAAGAAGGTCGTAAGGTCAAAATTCGTTATCTTCGGAAAGGTCGCGGTAGAGACAGAGATCGAATGGTCACCAGAACTGTTACCGGCTACGAGCGGAAAGGCCGCTACTTGTATGTTGACCACAGAGGCAGAACGAAGTCGTTTATTGCCTCTAGAATTCAGTCGGCGCGGATTGCAAAGACGAAAGCAGAACCTAAGTATCCAGTAAAGCTTTGAAAGAAAAATAGAATGCGAGAGAAGGAGAGGCTGAGAAATTCGATAATGCACCACGAGTTGTCAGATAATCAGGAGAACGACGTATCTGCGGTGAGGCAAGATGCCTACGATCTTGGTGAGAGCCTCTTAGCTTATTGCCCTGAGTGTAGGGAAAGGTCTTTGGCTATGACAAAGCTGGAAGAGTGTTTGATGTGGGCAGTTAAAGCAATTGCTTTGAATGAGGAGTAGTGAAAGGAGTAGAGAATGGGAGAATGTTTCATGGTTTTGATCTTATGGTCAGATGGTTCAGTTACTCAGAAGGCCATGACTATTGATGATCTTGAGGACTTTTTCCGAAAGCAGAAGACAGAGGAATCCTACAAAGGCTCCCGGGTCTTCAGGTATGTCGAGAAAGAAGATGTCATAGGAGACTTTGAGGAGCTAGTGAACGGCAATTGGTCTGAGTTAGATCCTTCGAGAAGAGCTATTCAGGCAGCGTTGTCAAGTCTCCAGGAGGAAAGTCCCGAAAAAGAAGAAAGGACTTATCTGATCTTTGGTTGTACTTCTGGCCAGATCTATGTAGAGCAAGGATTAGTCTTTGTTCCGAAGGGAACAGAAATCCTTGAAGTTACAGGTTCTCAACAGGTAGTCCTCACGGATGTTGATCCTAGTACGATTGCTCGGACTTCGGTTCCTGGCGTTGGCCGCTGTATCTTTCTCCCGAAGGAAGCTTATAGGGATGTAAGAGCTACTGACTCAGGCACGCCTGCTCCGGTATTGAGGGGGTACTAGATGAGCTTGAAGGATGCCGTGGCGAGGGCTTCAGCGAATAAAGGACTACTTGTTCCTCTCATGCGAGACTTTATCGCGGCTGAAGAGCAAGCGGTCCTAGATGGTAGAATGAAAGGCTGGAAGATAGCTGCTCACGAGAGAAATAGCCTCTTAGAGCTTTTGGCTATGCAGGAAGACGAAGTAAAGAATGGCCAAGACAAAGGTATTGTAGGCAGAAATGATTCTGATGGAAATCCCCTTCTGCATCCTTCGCAGATGATGAAGTGTCTGAGGCAGCAGGCGTATAAGTACTTCAAAGCTCCAGGACAAGCAGGTTCTTCTAGAGAGGTCTTCGAGGGCCACCAAAAGATGTCCAATGGTACTTACTTTCACTATCGGATACAGTCATTGTTGATGCGTATGGGCATCTTGGTGGCTCCGGAGATCCTCATTGACGGGTTTCTCGGTCCCTGTCACGTGGTAGGCCATGGTGATGGCATAGTCGTGGTCTCGGAAGAGCACTTCCCCAATTTTGGTGGTGTCTTTGGTCAACGGTATCTTCTTGAGCTGAAGAGCGCCAATGACAGGAATTTCTGTCTTTTCGCGGGAGGGAAGATCTACGAAAGCTATCTTTACCAGGTGCAGATTTACATGCACTTTGTGAAGGCCAAGGGATGTATTCTTCTCTTCGAGGACAAAGATAATCAGAGAAAGTTGGACATTCTGATTGAGTACAACCCAGAAGTCGTTGACAAGGCTCAAGAGAGAATGTCGGATCTTCATTTTGCCCTGTTGAATGGTGAATTGCCTCCAGCAGAGAAAGCTTGGACATGCAAGTGGTGTCCTTATGGCCTTCTCTGTGCAGATGAGAATGAAACAAGGAGATGGCTAGATGAAGTTCACAAAGAGTCAGGAAAAGCTGACGCACTTCGAGACTCAGGCAATAAAACGAGTGGAGCAAAAGGGCTTCGCTTTACCCCCGCGTCCAAGAAAAACTGACAAGTATCAGGATCTTCCTGACAACATCACAGAGATCTCCTCAGAAGAGCTTGGGGAACGCTATGCAGCTATGGTTGCTTGGTGGGCTTATGCTGAGGCGAAGCTAGGTCTATCCCAGGCGCGGCTTGTGGAAACGGCCAGAAACGTCAGCAGCAGGGAGACCTCTCTCTTAGCCCAGTGTACTTCTAAGGAAAAGTGGCGCTTCGAGAAGTACCTCTGGACTGATGAGATCTGGTTAACGCTCACCAGTGATAGGGATAAAGATTTGGCCTATCACAATCTCCTCCAGCAGTTAGCGAAGCGGTATGAGAAGTTCGCTTCCTGCTTGTCCAGGGAGATAACCAGAAGGGGGATAGCTTTCGATGCTTAAAGATGTGTACGTTGTTGAGAAATGGGAGCCTCACGAGTGCTCTGAGATTGTTGGTGTCTTTGCTGACAAAGAGGACGCTTTAGAGGCGGGGAAGACTTATGTGAATCCTGATCGTTGCTGCTGGGCTATTACTAGATATCCGTTGAACAAGCGATTTCACGGGCAAGTTATTTTCAGAAGCTAGGAGAAGAAATGATAGAAGCTGAACGAGAGTTTCAAATGTGCAGCAAGTATATCTCAGAGCTTCAGTTTCTCAGAGGAGAGCTTCACGGTCTTCTCAGAATGATGGACAACAACAAGCGGATAATTGAACATGCTCTAGAGCGTGTAGAGAAGGCTACAGGTTTTCCTATGACCATGGAGACCTGGCAGAACGCTTCTCTTAGGCAGGCTGAAGAGCGGCATCAAAGGAAGAGAGATGCCTAAGTACATACACACGGACTACAATCCTCTGGTTACATTCGATGAAGAGCATGGATGGTTTTATGAGGTCAAACCGGGCTCTCCTGATGAGGTTCTCGATTTCGCGCCTAGCTGTTGGTTCTCTCTCAGGGAGTTTAGGTGTCCTTGCTGTCAAGCGGTGATTGTTTCCTCAAAGTTGATTAACAAGCTTACGCTTTTGAGGGAAGAGCTACAGTTTCAGGTAACCATTTCGAGTGGCTACCGTTGTGAGGCGAAGAACACGGCGGTAGGCGGAGTTCCTAACTCTCAGCACTTGAAGGGTACGGCAGTAGACATCCCCAAGTACACTCAGGATGTTGTTGTAGTCAGAACTATGAGGGCTGCTCTTGAGAGGCGATTTGCTCAAGGCGGCATGGGCGAGTACTCAGGACATTTTCACGTTGATGTGCGTGGATTTCGTGCTCGTTGGCGGAAGTAACCCCACATCTGGTATACTTTGGATAGATGACGGCACGATCTACATGGAAGGCGAATGAGCGTAAGGCAGCAGGTTTCTTTGGCTCGGTTCGTAACCGATGTTCTGGCTCATCGGGAAGGTCAGACCTTAGCCGTTCTGACTCCACGAATGAGCGGATCTACGTTGAGACGAAAACTTCAAAACGAAGCAGTCTTCACACTCTTTTCCGCGAGACAGAAGACAAGGCGGCCAAAGAAGGAAAAATCCCAATCCTCCAGATATTCCGTACTGGTGATAGACGAGGCCCCCTGATTACGCTTAGACCGGAGCACCTTCTCTATGTTGCTTTTGAACGATTGCTTGCTATGCTTGAGGAGGCTCTAGATGAATGACGCTGAATCTTTCTATCCTGAGTACACTGTTGGGGAGTTAACTCTCAAGATCAAGGGGACGACTAGCCCTCAAGGTGCTGCTCAGTTTGCCGTTGCGCGGTTGCGCGAAGGCGAGTGGTATGTGGACTTTGTTTTCATGGGGGGCAATGCTGGCCAGCAGGCAGACAAGGCTTGTTATGCCGCCCACAGGAGTTTGGTGATAGAGTGGGGCATTGATGCCTTCTTTATTCCGCTTCGATTTGTGGCCCAGACGAGACCAGAGAGAGATCCTCAGACAGGAGAAGTTACTCGTCCGCTGAAGGACATCTTTGTGTGGCGGCTTTGGCGTTCGGAAGCCTACTATGACGTGGCGGCGGAAGAAAGAAGAGCCCCTACAGCAGCTAAGCACACTGGGACGTAGAATTTGCAGTTTTTGGTCGATTCGTTCTATGAAAGCGTGTATTTTTGTCAGTTGTTTCGTTGACAGGCGCTTCGGATCTCCCATAGCATAGTGTATAGAAACACTATTACACCTCAGTTACCTTTTGAAAGGAGGTAGATTATGGGAGGTGGCGGCGCAACTTACACGATGGTAGAAGCTGATGGCACTAGGACTCCTGGTCTCACGTATGCCGATGCCCGACAGTTCGTAGGACAGAGAGGTATCCGAATGGAAACGGCGACAGGTCGAGAGTATAGGCCGAGACCTCGAAGAGCAGCGGCTACAGGAAGACGGCGAACGGCTTTTGAAGCACAGAGAGCCTACGCTAGGTAAGTTCTAGTAATGATACAGAAGTAAGTAAATGTAGCCCTAACTTGCTTCTGGTCGGTGTGGGGAGGTCGTTTCGGCCTCCCCTTTTTTGAATGGAGGTATGACAATGGATGCTAGAATTAGGGCGCTTCTTCTCTTTTCAGGTGGTCTTGATAGCACAGTAGCCTTGTGGCATATCCTGAAAGACCACGATCTTCGGACAGTCTGTCTTCACTTTACCCACGGGCTGAAACCTACTCACCATATCACCGATCTATCCGCAATCATCAATGAAGCCAATGATGAGTTCGGAAGAAACAGTGTCACTCTTGAGGTTGTTCATCTTCCCGACTTTTGGCTAGGTCTTGAGGACTACCAGCCTGAGTGGAGACTGAAAGCAGCCGAAGGCCCTACCAACAGGGAAATTCTCCACGCTCGAAACCTGGTCTATCTGTCTCTTGCTGTTCCTTACGCCATCCGTTTTGGGGCCAACAATATTTTCACAGGATTTCTCGCTGGTGTTCCTGTCGTCCCACCTGACGCGACTCTTCAGTTCTCGGAAATGGCAGAAAAGGTTATCCACGAAGCGATAGGCGAAACTCTTCTAGAGAACTTTGGCGGCCTGGCCGTCATTTCTCCCATGATAGCTATGGATAAGCTAGATGTCTGGAAACACGCAGATCAGTTTGGCATTCTAGGTCTTGTCAAGGATCGTGCGTCTAGTTGCAACGCATTCTTCATCAATGACCCTGATCTCCTTGTTGCGGAGCATTCTTGGGGATGGGGTTGCGGTAAATGTCAGTCATGCGAAGAAAGGGCGAATTCCTGGGAAGCATTTCAGAAAATCAGAAAGGTCGGAGGCAAAGGTGAACAGCAGGGAGAGACAGAAGGCTGAGAATGCCCTTCGGCGGATGTTCTCAGTTTACCGCGACAAGGACGATATTCCGCACATAGAGTTTAAGACGACCAGTACGAAAGACACTCCCGCACGTGTAGTTCGTATGTACGAGGAGTTCTTCTCTGCGGAAGAGCCTGACTTCACAACCTTTTCCGCTGATGTAGACACTCTTGTCGTTGTTCGGGATATCGAGTTTGTCTCTGTCTGCGAACATCATCTACTCCCATTCTATGGCCGCGCCCATGTAGGCTACCTGCCAGACGGGAAAATAGCTGGCTTGTCAAAGTTTGGTCGTGTGGTTGACTTCTTCGCCAAGAGGCCGCAGCTTCAGGAAAGAATGACTGATGAGACTGCGGAGTATCTTATGAAGAAGCTCAAGCCACGCGCTCTGTGTGTTTATGTGGAAGCCAAGCATACTTGCATGGCTCTGCGCGGAACAAGAAAGCTCAATTCAACTACGGTTACTCATGCAATTCGAGGGAATGAAGAGAAAGTGCGTTTCGAGGTGAAGCGTGAATTTCTCCAGATGCTAAAAGGAGGTCTGAGTAATGGTGGCAACAGTTATTAAGCAACTGAAGTCTCTCTCCCTTGCCCACAAGCTCACTTCTCGTAAGGCGGGAAAGTGTTGTCGTCTACACGGGCATAACTACCAAATTACGGTTTTCTATGAGGACGAGGTTGATGAAGAGACTGGCATGGTTCTGAACTTTAGTGAGTTCGACCTTCTTGAGGAGTTTATTTCTTGGCTTTTTGACCACAGAGCGGTCAAGAAGGCTACCAGGCACACTAAGGATTACTTGGCTTTTCCTTTTGAGCCTACGGCTGAGATGCTGGCCGCCACTATCGCTTACTCAGCTTTTCTGACGCTCAAGCCTTCAGCTCACGGAGCGATTATGGTGCAGGTGTCTGAAACAGACAGGTGCGCTGCCAGATATCGCTTAGCTTTAGGAGGGCTTCCGGAGAAGCTAGAGGATTGGATTGTAGACATGCTATCTCGTTTTAGAGTAGGGGGAGTGGCACATGAGTGAGCGGCTGAAGATTAACGACATCTTTCTGAGTATTCAAGGAGAAGGTCAGTATGTGGGGACTCCGATGGTCTTCATCAGATTCGCAGGATGCAATCTTTCCTGTAGCTGGTGTGATACGGACAAGTATGAGCACTACTGCATGACAGCGGAGCAGGTCTTTAACTATATCAAGACTCTTTGTAACTATCCTAGTTCTATTCCTGTCTGTCTTACAGGAGGGGAGCCTCTTCTTCAATGGGGATTGGCAATGGAAGAGCTTGCCAACAGGCTTATAGAGAAAGGCTCAGGACTTCATCTTGAGACGAACGGTCTTCTGCTCGACGGAGAGATTGGTCTAGGTGTTTTTGACTATGTTACGGTTAGTCCTAAGCCCCCCTCTTCAGGCTGCGAAACTCTTGACTACTGGGATAGCTTAGCTCTCTCTCGCGCTGATGAGTTTAAGGTTGTGATAGCAGATCAGGAGGACTACAATTGGGTTGTTCAGAATGCTTGCTGGTTTGTTGATCGTCCCCTTTTTCTCCAGCCTTGTGACGGAAGGTCTTCTTTCTCTGATCTCTGGGAGATGTGGCAGAAGAACCCTATCCCCTGTCGGATACTTCCTCAAGTCCACAAGCTCGTGGGCGTCAAGTAAATTACTGTCAAAATACCTGCCATATCCTCTTGACGCCCCTCTCCTATGAATGGTACAATGATAGTGCAAAATGCGAGAATGAATGTATGATTCGGAGGTAACCACAATGGGCGTGGTTACACAGATGCAAGGAGGTCAAGATGACGCGGTTATTGTCAGAATCCATGCCTTTTGAGATGAGGCCATTCCTCTCTCCACAAGAGCTGGAAGAAGCCATCTCAAGCAAAGAGGGAATGGACGCTCTTCTAGCCAAGATGCAAGAGCATCATGGTGCCAACGAGGAGCACCAGAGATCCTTTCTCTCTAAACCTATGTCTTTTGTAGGTCCCGCCCATGCGATTCTCTACATGGTGCGCGTATCCAAGGAGCTTTGGCCAGAGGCGCGTATCACGGTCAGAAAGATCACAGTTCGGAAGAATGACATGGGGTCTGGGTTCGTTCCAGGCGTCCTGAAGGCGTTTGTTACTTTGAAGTCTTGAGGAGTGTGTCATGGGTTCGCTCAAGATGGTCACAAAGAGGCGTATTCGCCGCCCTATTTATAGGTATCCAGAGCTTCAGGCTTTGGTAGAGAGCGCGGATATTCACAAAGGGTCCAAGGTTACGAGGGTCGATAGGTGGAATCGAGAGACACAAGTTCTAGATTTCACTACAGTCGTTGGAGAGCCCTTGTCCCAGGGAAGGAGGTTCAATACTGTCAAGAGGTTTCTTGTCGAAGTGCCTGTGGTTGTGGTCGAAGGAGATGATGGTTTACCAGTAGCCGCGACACTTCAATCGTTTCCGCCGGATTATCGTCTGACAGAAGCGATCATTGTGCCATGGTTAGTCCAGAAAGCCGAGCGCCAGGCGAAGAAGGCGCGGAGGAAAGACCTAGACATTGGTTTGGTCAGCCAACCGTTTGGGGTGATTACCGCTCAGTATCCAACGTTTGCGAAAAGGAGATGAAAATGGTTGAAAAGAAAGATGTGGCTAACATTCTTAGTGGTATTATCACTCAGGCTGAGACAATCAAGGATCAGGCTGAGTGGCTTCTCTCTAAGTTTGGTGGCAGCAAGAAAGAGCAGAAGGAATCGCCTGGCGCGAAGTCTGAAACAAGTCTTCAGGATGAGATGAGAGTCTTTCCCAAGCCTGACGTCATCAAAGAGATGGGCAGAGAGAAGTGCCTGGAGTGGTTTGACGCTCTTGGTCTCAGCACGGCTGAGCATAAGAACGACTCTCCGTCCAAGCTCCGAACGGATCTCTTGGTCATGGCGGTTGCCATAGATGGTGACAGCTCTTCAAGGCATCATAAGGTGACTGTTGCTCAGGTGGCCGCGCTCCTGGAATGCGAGGTAGAAGATGAGGACAATAAGACGGTCCTTCTTACCAAGATTGGTGAAGCAATATCTCAGCGCCTGAACAGCGGACAAGAAGTTGAGGAGGGTCCTGATGAGGAAGAGACAGAAGAAGGCCCTGAAGAAGAAGAAACGCCTTCAGGCGAAGGAGAAGAAGAGACAGAGGAAGGTCCAGACGAAGAAGAGGAAGAGACACCTGATGACGGCGAAGAGGAGGAAGGCCCAGAAGAAGGCCCGGAAGAAGCGAACTTAGGCGGAGATTTTGTCCTGAAGCCCAAGTTCATCAAGAAGGCCAAGGAGAGCATAGCTGAAGAGGTGGAGAAAGACAGCAATGCTGTTGCGGAACTAGCTGTTGAGGCTAAGGTCAACTGGGTTCCCTTCCTGCCTGAAGATGTCCAGAAAGCCGCGCTAGACATGAGCGACGAGGACTTAGTTCTCGCTTTTGAGTGCGCCTTTGTTGATGATGAGGGAGAAGATCATGACTGGGATGAGGCGTATTCTCATAACGGCACGGTGTTCTGCAATGGCGTTGATGTCAAGGAACATGAAGGTGATGAGGACTTCACTTGGCATTCAAGCGTAGAGTCGCCGCCAGAGGGCATTGATCCCAGTGACTTTGGAATAGGCGTTTCTCGTGGTTCCGATGAGACTCACTACTTCATGATCCATGATGGGAAAATTCTTGAAGTAGAACCCGTGTCAGGCTGAATTTTCTGGCTGACCGTGGCCACGAGGAGGAAGTCTCTCTTTTGGGGCTTCCTCCTCACCCCCTAAAAGTTATGCTCAGAGTTATTGCATTTGTTCATAAGGGGTTGGGCTTGGCGTGTTGAGGTTGGTTTCGTTCAGGCACGTTTAGGTTGGTTACGGCTAGGTCTGGTTAGGTTGGCCATGGCGTGGAAAGGTTAGGTTGGCTGTGGTTTGGTAGTGCAGGGTTTGGTCCCTAGTGGGGTCTGTTGGGTTCAGTTTTGGTTAGGTCTGTTGGGTTGAGGTATGTTCAGTTCTGGCCGGTCATGGCGCGTTGAGTTGCGGTTTGTTTCGTTAAGGCGGGGCGAGCTTAGGTGTGGTTTGTTTTGGTCCGGTAGGGTCGGTTTGGGTTGGTTGGGTTAAGGTTTGGTATGTCTACTTGAAAGGATGTGAGTTATGCCAGCAAAGAAAGTTGCAAAGGTGTTAGGTCCTGAAGTTTCTAACGGTGCCAAGGTTGCTATTGAGTCAGGAATTCCATTTACGCTCAGAGCAAGGGTGCGGGGTGTTTCTCCAGGTCTCATTATGCATGCTTGGAACTGTGAGGCAATAGCTAATCTTCCAGGCAAAGGCGCAAAGAAGAAGGATGATCTTGAGACTTATGTTCGGCGTGATGACGAAGGTTATCTTTGCATTCCAGGTGAGTATTTTAGGGGCTCTATGATTAATGCGGGCAGATCCAGAAAAGATCCCAGATCTTCTAGGAAATCCATGATGGATCTTTTGAAGGCGGCAGTTATTCCTCTGACCTATTTGGCTCCTATTAGTCCTAAGTCTAAGGAGTGGCCTAAAGTGCATAAGTGCCGAGCGGTCATTCAGCGTTCGGCTATTACTAGAGAACGTCCCTGGTGGCCTGAAGGGTGGGAAGCTCAGATAGACCTTCAGTGTATTATGCCTGAATACGTGAGTCCCACGGTGTTTCACGACATCTTGGTAGATGCGGGAAGGTTTGTGGGTGTGGCTGACTATCGTCCTACTTACGGTCGTTTTCAGGTTATTCACAGCGAGATTCTTGAGGACTAGAGGTGTCTTGGTTGTGGCCAAAACGGGGAGAGGGTCGCTTGTGAGAGAGGCTCTCTCCCCACCTCCTATTTTAGAAGGGAATATCATGGCTGCGAAAGCGGGTCTGAAAGCTAAAGAACACCTGTGGCGGCATAACTACAGGAAGCTTAGCCCTCGTGAGCAGAGGGAAGGGCAGCCTCCGTTCATTGAATGTTTTCTCTGCGGGAGTTATACTTCTGTTCAGGGTAGAGAATGGGTTCAGATGGCCTCTTTGTCTCCTCGGATGTTGAAGAAAGAGGGTCTAGATGGGTTTCCTCAGACTCACCTTTTGGTCTGTCGTCTCTGCGAGAGGGATCTTTTGAGATTGGAGAAGTCCTTTGCCTAGAATCAGGAGAATCTCATGAACATTGAAAGCTTGAAAGATGCAGAAGCTCATGTGAGGGTTGCTCAAAACATTCTTACGGCTCAAAGGAAAAAGTGTCCCGATGATGGGCCTTACGAAGATTTAGACAAGGGAATTAAAGCCTGTTCTTGGGTCCTTTCGTCTCTTGAGGATGTGCTTAACGATTTTCCTCGCAAGTACACGTGCTCTGTTTGTGGCGCTATCTTTGAGCCCTCTTGTCCTGTTTGCGCGATGTATTTGGACGAAGGTTAGGAGGTCTCTGTTGCCTAGAATCTTCTATGCGGGAACTGATGAAGATGAATTCTACAACCTATCATGCGAGCAAGGCGTTGATGCACAGCTTGTCTCTTTCTACAAAATGCGGAAATGGCCTGCCCTACTCCGCAAGCGGAAAGAAGAGCATCCAGAGGTAGACTTCTTTGTTGATTCGGGGGCCTACACGTTTCAGCGAGAAAAGGGTCAAGAGCTTACCCTTGATGATTACGAGCTTTACGCGGAAGAGTACACCAAGTATCTAGAGACAAACATTGACTGTATATTTGCTGCGGCAGAGCTGGATGTTGAACAGGTTGTAGGGCTGGAGAGAGTGTATAGATGGCAGCGGGAATTGTTTGCTCCTCTTGAGGATCGCATCCCCATTGTGTATGTCTGGCATCCTTTTCGCGGTCCAGATGGCTGGACAGAGATGTGCAAGCAGCATGAGTATGTGGGCTTCTCCCGCGACGTCTCGCATGAAGAGCGCGTGAGACTGCTTGCCACAGCGCGGAAATATCTGACCAAGGTCCATGGCTTTGGTATCACTGACTCCACCTCTCTGAGAACGCTGAATTGCTATTCCGTGGACTCTCTGACGTGGAAGACTTGTGAGATGTATGGCACTACCTACTATTGGGACGGTTCTACGCTGAAGGTCTTCGATAAGACGCAGAAAGATCAGAGGCGCAGGTTCAGAGGCCAGTTTGAGACTCTAGGACTTGACTGGGCGGCCATTGAGAATGATGAAAGGCGAGAGATCACTAGAGCTTCCCTGATGGCCTTTCGTCTCATGGAATTCGCGATGGAGAGGCGGGCGGTCATGGTCCCCTTCTGGGAGTATCGAGTCCCTCCAAGAGAGCTGAGCCCTGAAGACATCTCGAAGTGGGCAGAGAAGTTTGGCTGGAAGAATGCTGAGTTTGATGATTCTGAAGAGGACAAGTTCTATGTGAGTCTTGTCCAGGCTGTGCAGAACAACTGGGGACTTGAAGACTATGATCCAGAGGATCTGGCAGAAGGTCTTGGCTGGCTTCTGAAGAGTCACGGGAAAGTCACGAGTGATCCTCACGACGCGGCGATTTATGACAAGATTCGGGTGAAGATGAATGATTGCTTGGTGCCGAAGAAGACATTCGCGGTGCCGAGGACTTCAAATGAGGTATTTCTAGACAGGTTCCCAAAGCCTAGAGCAAGGTCTTTAGAACCTACTGACTACAATACTTTGGACTGGCGAGAAGTGGATAAGAACATGGCTGCGGCGCTAGATGCAGGTGTCCGCGAAACGATGGAGGATTCTGATGGGCTTTTCTGACATGCTTGAAGACTTTCTTGAGGAAGAGGCTGACAGTAAGTTTGGTAAGCTTCTCCAGAAGTTTGCTAAGAAGCTTTGGAAGAAGTACTTCAATGATGATGGGGATGAAGATGAGCAGCCTGAAGTGCCTGGTGAGGAGTTTCACGTTCCTCGGTTCTTGCGCGTGGTTCCTCTGACTAAGGCTCCGTCTGAAGGCTCTGGCTTTGCTGTCTGTACGGAGAACTACATGGCCTACTACATACCAACGTACAAAGACAGAGGCGGTTCCATTTGCTTCATCCACGTGGAGATCCACGGTGAAGATGGCTCTGTGGAGAAGGTTCACTACAACAATATGGAGCCCAGAAACCAGTATCGAAAGGGCAAGGCGCATACAGGTTGTCCAGGTGGCGCGAAGAACTGGACAGACAATGGGGATCATCCTGGTGAGAAGAAGTCATACCTCTACACGACGGCATATCCAGACAAAGAGGCCGGTGCTGACGGAACTAGAAGAGGCTATGCTTTCGTCCCATTCTCCAAGCCTGGTAGATACGACGTGAAGATCAGATACCGCCCGACTGGGAATAGAACCTTTCAAGGCTTTGTGGTCCTCTACTCCAAGAAGATCCGAAATGGCCAAGAAGAATGGGCGGCACACTGTTACTCTTGGAACCAGAGAGGCGACGGAATTCACAGAACGGTTACGTTGGCCGAAGGTTTCCGCTTCTTCGAGGAGATAAGTCAATGATTGTCGTGTCAGATCTGCACTTTCAGCCGTTCAAGAGAGCTTCGGAACAATCTCCTTTGCTTGAGCCTTTCTTTACCTATGTGTGTGGCAGAGACGAGCTGCTTATCTTGGATGGCGACACCTTTGATTGCTTTCCATACACCTTCTTGATGGCTCTAGAGATGTTTGGTCATTGGTTTGAGGATGTGGCTTTGAGTGGTGGTCTCATCGTTATTGAAGGCAATCACGACTACGGCATCAAGAGTATAGCTTCTTCTTTGGAGCTATCTGTCTGTTCCCAGGGAGGCTTAGAGATCCAGGATTGTAAAGGCAGGCTGTGGATGATAAAGCATGGTCATACCCTTGATTCTGTGTGGGGAAAAGAAGGTGTGTTTGACTCAGAGCAACCGAAGAAGGTCAAGTTCGGAAGAGCTTTTTTGGCTGTTTCGATTCTGCTTGAGCGAGCTATCCCGTCTTCGGATGATCGTCTTCTGGCGGCGGGGAGAAAGGTCTATCGTGCTCTGTGTCCAAAAGGTGAGGAGGTCCAGACAGAGATCTATAGACAAGATGCTCTCAGGCATTTCTCTAGAGGCTTTCACGGATATCATTACGCCCACACTCATGATCTACACCATGAAACGGTGAGCGTTGGCGATAGACGAGCAGTGATCCTAAACGCGAAAGACTGGACAAGTGGCTCTGAGTCCGTGTACTTTTCGCGGCTAGAAGAAGACGCAATCTACGAGTTTACCGAGGATGGTCCTCGGCTACATTGGCAGGCTGGTCAGTCAGAAACCGCCTAGCAGAAGGAGGTGAGGTGAAAAGAGTGCTCAAAGTCAATCGACCCTTTGAGAGAAGACGTAATGGCAAGGATATGTCCGTTTCCTTGGACAGAATCCGGAGAGTGCAGGCCATACGTCCAGGTCTTGGCCCAGAGCTGGAGCACAGACTGCGTGAGGAGGGCAGAATTGTTGGCCGCAGTGTCTGAGCCAAGAGAATGTCAGAATGAAAGGATGAACGATGGATGAAGTTAGATTTCCTGATGTGACTGTTCGATTGGTGGGCGAATCTGGTAACGCTTTCGTCATCATGGGAAAAGTGATAAGCGCTCTGAAAAGAGCGGGTCACGCTGACGCGGTAGATGAGTACACCGCTGAGGCTGAGTCAGGAGATTATGACAACCTGCTTACTGTCACGATGAGGTGGGTTAACGTAGAATAGGAGGTTGCCAGTATGCGTGGTGAGAGAGAGGACGACGGCTTTGCAACAGGCGTTGTTGTCGTGATTTTGATTGTTGTGATCGGAGTAGCTCTTTTTGGAAGCGGTTATTGGTTAGCAGCAAGGCACTATAATCGAAGTCTGGATAAGATCAGAGCTTGGTATCTTGCAGACCTCAACAAGACTCCTATGAGAGTCCTAATGCCGGAAGATCTAGACGTGGACGATCAGATCAGATTGGCCACAGCCATTCTCAACAGCGCACTTCAAGTTCAAGGATCTGTGGTTGATGTCACGGTCACGCCTCCAGAGATTGTGCGAGGTGTTGAAAAAGTAGAAGCTGCGGCGAAAGGGATGGTAGAATGAAGACAAAGACAACGTTGATCGGACCAAACGATGGCCTACCTACCTGGGTTACGTTCAAAACGCTTTCGGGTAGAGAGATCGAAACCATCGGTCCCGCAGGAGAGATCAAGCTCCAGGAGGAAGATCGAACCTTTGTTCGTTGTCGCGGAGAAAAGGTCATGCAGGTTCTTCAGATAGATGAAGACAAGGTGACTTATGAAGACCTTTTCAAGGAAGCGAAGCGGCAAAACCTGAAGTGGATTGTCTTTGGCAATCCTGCGGCGGTCCCAAGAGCAGGAGAAATCAAGATACTGGAACTGATAGAAGAGTGACACCTCCTCCCCTTACCGGGGAGCCCGGCGAGACCGGCAATCTGGAATTGTGCTTGCGTGGTTTTGGATTGCTGGTCTCTTTTTATTCTGAGAAGCTTCGCGAAGCTTTGGCCTGTGGCTGGCCTGTGTCAGGCCCTGGCAGGCCCTGTGGCCTGTGGCTGGCCTGTGTCAGGCCCTGGCAGGCCCTGTGGCCTGTGGCTGGCCTGTGTCAGGCCCTGGCAGGCCCTGTGGCCTGTGGCTGGCCTGTGTCAGGCCCTGGCAGGCCCTGTGGCCTGTGGTTACTCTTGTAACCTGACTACGTTTGTTACTATTCCCAGATTTTGCCTAAAATGCTTAAATACGAGACTTACGCCGATTTGACCTGTTTTGACAGTAATGATTATGTCTAGTGACAGTACCCCTATTGACAAATATGCATATACTCTGTATAATGTGGTATGCTGTCACTATGACAGAACACAGTATTACACTGTGTTAACATTCTTTCACAACATAGGCCACAATGGCCAATCCTCATGATCTCTGGTCATGCTACTGCTAAACCAGTAAAGTCCAGTATGACATGAGATGATAGGTTAGGCTTCCCTCTGTCTACTTTCTGAGGTATCCTCCGGTTCTCCCACAGGTACACAGATACCTAAGTAAGCACACCAGAGCAAAACGTTGTCCTTGACGTTGAGAGTAGACTCCTAACACGGATCTTTGACAATTTTGAGTAGTGAGACTGAACCTATACTGTGGTGTATGGCAAGATACACACGCGGTTGAAGCTAAGGTAAAGGAACTACATGGTGGTGTATATCCACTAGTTGACACCAGACCAGCCCACTCTTTTGAAGGAGGTTGGTCATGGCTAGAACCTTTTCACAATTGCTTGACAGTGAAAAAACGGCTTTTCTTGAGAAAGCTTACCGTTCTAAGGATAGAGTTCTTGACCCGCAAGATTACGCACAGGCTATGTATGTTCAGGATGCCGTCAACATGAATGGCGTGGTGGCATCCTTGGCAGAGCTTATGCCTAAGATTCGTGAGGAAGCGTCGGTCAGAGCGGAAGTCTTCACACTAACCTTAGGTGATGATGATGTTTATGGATTTCCCATAACTGAATTCATTAACAGGCATCCGATAGTGAGACTCTTCGCGGAGACCCTGTACCAAAAAAGTCACTTTCCGATGGGCGATAATTATCACTTCGCATATGAGATCTGCTCGGAACGAATGAAAGAAAGTTCCTAGCTAGTGAGATTGAAGGAGAAAGAGTGGGCTGTTCTGGTGTCAACATGCGTCAGTATCCAATCGGCCCGCCCTCTCAAAGGAGGTTGGTCATGGATACTAACAGACTTATCGCTCTGGTAGAGACAGTCGAGGATATTCCTGATTGTTGGTTTGACTCTAATGAGTATGTATCCAGCAAGCAGGCAGACAACTTCTTCGCCCTTAACTCGGAGAGTAAGATTGTCAACGGTGACCAGTTCTTTGTCACCGCTTGTCAAGTCGAGGATGTTCTCAGAGATAAGGCTCCTCATTTGGTTGAAAGCTTTCACCAGTTGATGCTTTACCTGGAAGATCGTGTCGTTGATGCGGTTGATACAGCAGAAGCTAATGCTGAAGAAGCCGACGATAAGACATATCAACGGAACAATTATCGAGAGATGGCAGATTTAGGTGAGTACTTGCAAGAAAGGTACGATGAGCTGGAAGGCGAGTGTGCAGAGCTGGAAGAGGAGAACAAAGATCTTCGAGAACAGCTTGAGATGGAGGAAAGAGTTTCGCACAGAGACTCTGAGACCTTCAAGGTGCTGAAGAAAACAGGTGCCTGTTGGGAAGGCATAATGTTTGCCGATGGGTACTCAGATCCCAACGAAGCATGGAAAGCCTGCGAGAATCCAGACTGGATGGATTGGTTTTTACAGGTCGTTATGCTTGACGGCAGTTCTGTGAAAAGAAGCTCGGATTATGAAGTCTTCAAGGTGGGCTATGACAAGCTTATCCGCTTTGGTGGCGTGACTCAGAAGCAGAAACTTGAGTATATCAGGGAATGTTTTCCGAACGTTCCAGATTTCTCTCATTTGCTGAAGTGAGAGAATAGGTCAGAGGGCGTGCCGCTTGGATACTGACGTACTCTCAGCCTTGGAAATGGCGGTCAATAGGCACAGGTTTGATCTCAACTAGAAAGGTTGGAACTATGCCTAGAAAGAAAAACGTAAAGACTACGCCCCAAACCGAAACCAAGAAGGAAACCTCGACCAAAAAGAGGCGTCCTCGCAAGACTCCGGCTGATGTAAAGGAAGATCCTAAAAAGGCTGCAAAGGCAAAGCCTGAAGACTCCAAGAAGGCGAAGCCTGAAGATGCCAAGGATAAGCCTGCCATCAGCTACGAACCCAAAGAGGTTCACATGGTTGGAGCCAAGAAAAGCCCTTGGGCTGCTCTGTGGTTCTACGCGAAGTCTCACGTGATGGTCTGCTCAGGATTTCCAATGCCCTGGTGGACTGAAAAGAGGCCCAACACGCTAGAGTCGGAAGTCAATCTTCTCTCAGGCACTCTTGACCAGATTGTGACATTGAGAATTCAATGGCATATGTTTGGAAACAAGGTAACCACGTATCTGCAAGCCAATGTCAGAGACGGTGCAGGCAAGCCCGAGCTTTTGGCTAAGGCGGCGGAACCTGTGAGTGCGATGGACACGGCAAAGGCTATTCCTGTTCTTCTTAAGATGGGAGAAGAGGCGGGCTTCAAGATCTCTGAGATCAAGAAAGGCGTTGAAAGGCTCGATAAGATCCGCGAGCGATTGGATTTGATCCTGATGAACGCTCAGCCGCTCATCTCTATGCAAAAGCTCCTAAGAGCCAAGCAAGATCCTTACATGGAGATTGCTGAAGAGGAGAAAGAGAGCGCCTAGCGTGATTAGGACTAATTGACCAACAGTAGCTTATTGATCGCCATTTCCACGGCTGAGAGAGCAACTAGCCTTGACCTAGCCGCCTTTCACTGAATGAATGGAGGTTCGGTCATGGAAGCTGCAACAGATACGACGAAGATTCGTCTTGAGAATGACAATTTGAGGAAACGCTGTGAGGATATGGGCGTTGTCCTATCCTTAGCCGCCTCAATTGCCGACAAGAGGCACCACGACGGAGAAGGCTTTCTGGGCCTTGTCCTGCGAGAGGTGTCAGAGACAGGCTTGAAAGACGTTTTGGTACTCACTCGCGGAATATGTTTCTTCTGTGAGGATCATCCCCAAAGGGTTGTAGGCTTGATCCATGAAGTAGCGAATTACAGCGACTTCTCGGAAAGCATTGATCCTTACGGAGAGCATGAGATGGGCGTGTTCGAGTGGTATGGTCGGAAATGCTTCTGGAAGGTAGACTTTCAGGGTGGGCATGATGGCATCAACCGAATACTTACCATCCTATTCGCAGAGGAGTACTAGAATGGCGTGGAAAAGCGATCATCCCCTGTTTAGAAGTCTCACAGATGAAGAAGAGTTGGAAATGAGAGTTTGGGCGCGTGACAATTACGAGCTGCTATCTGAGATTAACGCTCTTTGGCATCCTGTAGTCCGAGAAGAGTGTAATCGGATGAACGATGAACATCTCAGAGATAGCACTAATTCGTTTCTGGCACAGATTGAATACATAGCCAATGAAGCGAGAGAAGAAGCCTGAGTGAAGGAATGGTGAAGGGCGGCTAGTTCAAGGCTAGTTGTGGCAAGATTAGGTCCGATCTGGCCTGCCTCTAGATTGGAGGTTTGGTCATGAGCATGACAGTATTCGATTGTCGAATGAGTCCAGTTTTCCGTCTTCCATTGGAACAAGCTCCTGGCGCGGAAGAAGCGATAGAGAGGCTTGACCTTGAGGATGATTGTATGGTTGATTTCGATGAGATTGTCTGCGGTTGGGCTGAACACAACGCGGAGCTTGAAAAGTGGCTCCATGATTGGTGGCGTGCCGATGAGGTTATCTCTGACGGTCAAATCGTCGAAATCAAAGGCCGTAGGTATGTGGAAATTGCCATGGGCATTGTTCAGATTCCGCCCTGGCGTCCAGATATCGCGAAAGCCTTGAGGTTGAAGGCCCCTAACTGACAGTATGAAGGAGGCAGGCCAGCTCGGATCTAATCTTGTGTCAGAACCGACTCAGCCTATCCAGCTAGTTTGGAGGTTTGGTCATGGATAGTCTAGTCAAGGCACAAATGAGATACGTTCTTTTTCTGAGCCCTTTGGCGCGTTCCTTAGAAGCGTCAGGAGATGCTGCACTCAAGCTCTCGGCTGCTTATGGTCGTGATGAGCCAAACATGGAGGCTGAGTTTGTGGCAGAGGCGCTAATGTTCTACGTTCAGGCTATCGCTTGTATAGATGTTAGAGAGGATATTCTGAATGATGGAACGAATGACGCGCTTGTTGAAAAGGATTATGAGCACAGAAATCGGTTGATGGCCAAGATGTATGATAGTTTCCGAATCTACCTCGATAGGTTCAAGAGGCAGAAGGAAGGCCACAGAGACTATGGTATAAAGGAGTTGGCTGAAGCTTTCGTGCAGGCGGCGAAAGGCGGAGGCTTTGACTCTGCTCACCGTTTGGTAACTATGGCTTCAGAAGAGATCTTTGGTGGTCACGTTCGGATATAAAGCATGAGTTGCTGGATGGGCTGATTCGGTTCTGACACTCTGCCAAGAGATTTCACGGGTTTTGGTCCCCATGACCAAGGCAGGCGGAGAACATCTCAACCGTTATACTTAGAGAGTTCGGCCAATTTTCGGACACGTTCTCCGTCTGCCACCTCCTATTTGTATAGGTTCCTCTTGACATTGACATCAGGATAGGTTACATTGGGTGTAGATAGTGTCAAACGTTGGCACTGCGGCATACACCCTTTCTAGTAGGATGATTGGGCGGCCTTCACGGGTCGCCCTTTCGTCTTTTGGAGGTCCTATGAAAGTCGAAGTTGAGATAGATGAAGAGTTACTTGAGCAGGCGCGGGGATATCTGAAGAAGCTTAGAGAGGTAGACGAAGGTAAGTTTGCTGAGCAGGAAAAGATTCTTGGTCAAAAAGTGTCATTCGCTCTACTGTCAAGGCTATCAGGTACTTTCGCATCGCTAGGCTTGGAAATCACCAAACAGGTGGATGCTGATTTAGGCGAAAAGGCCGAAAGGCGTTTCTTTCCAACGCTATTAAAGCGTAAGAAGGATACTTGACAGTTCTTTCCATGTCTGCTAGAATGTTACTGTCAGATGAAATCTGAACCAAGAGAGGAGGCCGAAAATGGGGAACTCGGTCTATGACATCGTTTACGAGAGAATAGTCCAGAAACTTGAGGAAGGTGTTGTTCCGTGGCAGAAGCCGTGGGCAGGTTGCAAACCCCCCGCCAGTTTGGTCAGGAAGACCCCCTACAGGGGAATCAACGTTGTCCTGCTTGCCATGTCTGGCCAGTCGTCGCCTTGGTGGTTGACCTACAAGGATTGTAGACAGCGCCTGGGTGGGCGGATCAAAGATGGCCAGTACAACAAGTGGTCAATGGTAGTCTTCTGGAAACCTCGCTTGAAGGTCAATGGCAAATGGCTGAATGATAAGCAGTTTGCCGCCTTCAATCGGTCGTCCATCGGAGATAACGATGAGGTTGAAAGCGTTCCACTACTCAGGTACTACCGAGTTTGGAACCTATCTCAGTGTGAGGGTATCCCTGAAGACAAGATCCCTGAAGAGGTAGGCAAAGATGGTGAGCCTCTGGATCTCTGTGAAGAGATCGTTGATGGTATGCCTTGCCCTCCTGCGATAAAGCTCTCTGATGTAGGTAGAGCTTTCTATCGTGGAGGTATGTTCGATGAGGTGTCCCTTCCACGTCCTCGATACTTTGAGAACAAGGAAGCTTACTACGTGACCCTCTTTCACGAATTGGCTCATGCAACTGGCCACGAGAAGCGGCTAGCGCGGAAGAAGGCTGCGGCTGATAGTCGATTGGTTGGCTCCTACAGTCAAGAAGAGCTGGTGGCGGAAATGACTGCCTGCTTTCTCTGCTCTGAAGTGGGCATCGAATCGACCTTTGATAACTCAGCGGCTTACATTAGCGGCTGGCTTGAGTCCTTCGACGGAGATAGAAAGATGCTGGTGTTTGCAGGTCATGCGGCACAGAAGGCGGCAGATTGGATTATGAACCGCATTCCAGATGAAAAGGTTCTTGATCTGATAGGCGGCAAAAGTGCAGGTGTGACAGGGAAAGCGTGCTATACTGAAGATGTAGATAGAGCAGCATTCGCCAATGTCAATTAACCTACTAGAAGGAGGTGAGCCCGAAAGCCATCAATCTGTTATGCCAACACTTGCTGCTCTATTTAGACGGGATTGGCGGCCTGAACGGTGACTCTCTTGGTTGGTCTGAGGTTGGGCAGTTTCTATCGAGTGACCCCTTTGGCAGGATACCTCGCCCAGGCACTGCCCAATCTCGACCATTTGAAAGGAGTGTCAGACGATGGAGCCTTCCTTTTCTGGCCATGGTCTTGACGGTTTGACTCCTGATCCTTTTAAGCTGTCAGACGATACAGTCAGAGCCTATTGGTATCTTCGGGACGAACTTCTGAAAGAGTCCCAGGTTGACCTCGCCTGCGATTGCCAACGGAGCCTCGGCTACGTTCTCCTCTTCGCCCAAAAAACTGTCTGGGCCTTTCGTGCATACGACCGCCTTCGGATGATGGGCTTTGAGTATGCCGACTATCTGAGCGCCGGTGACGGCTATCTTGGCATGGGCCAGGTTTGTCTAGCCAAGGGAGATCATCAAGGCGGAGTGAATGCGATTGAATCAGCTCTTCAGATGTACTCTAAGGCCAAGGCTGTTCACAGAGCGGGAGTTGCCAATCTCCTGCTAGCATCCTTCTTCTGCGAGATAGGCAAGCACAAAGACCTGGGGATAAAAAGTCTCTTCATGGCCACATCCATTCTTGAGGCAGCACAAGATTCGTGCCGTCTTGTTGTGGCCAAGCAGTTGATAGCGGAACTGAAAGACGAGGAGCCCGCATGTCCTTGCCCTATAACGCTCAAAGAGTTTGACCTCTCGGACAGAGAGCGTGGGCTTTGGTCGGCATGGTCGCTTCCCGTTTTGCCTGTGGCCACGTTCTATGCTCAAGAAGCAGGTAATACCGTGGTCAGAAGGATTTCCATCCAGCCATGTCGAATGATCTATGTAAATGATTATGGCGATATCGCGGATGTTCGAGTGATTGGCGGCTATCCAGAAGTAGAGATCAAATCGTGCGAAATCTCTACCGCAGAAGGCAAAGGTCGGAAAGCAGTGCTTGGCGACACTGCGTTTAAGCTAATTGGTGAAGGTTGATGGCTTTCGTGTGCCATGGTTAGAAAATGTGGACAGAAGATGGAAGTGTTCAGTAGAGTCGTAGGCTATCACCGCCCAGTATCTCATTGGAACCCAGGCAAGCAAGAAGAGTTCGGAAATCGCAAGCCGTACAAGGTTGATGAGGCTCAATTTAGAAAGGAGCCCGAAGCGAAAGGATGAAAGCATGGCCTATTTGAGTATGAAAGGCAAGTCCATTTGCGAGATGTGCGAAGACTGGGAAGGTCTTGGCCAGTATGATGACTGTGATGGTGACTGCTCCAAGAAGGTCTTTGGTGGCCGCTTTGTGTTGATAGATGTCCACGAGTTTGTGGATCTTCTCAAGGCGCGGTCAAAGGTAGAGATAGACGCTCTGAGAGAGAAGCTTGCTGTTACGGAGAGGGCTCTCAAGGCGCGGCTGCAAGACGTCAGAAACCTTGAGAAGAGGTACGACGAGATTGTCAAGGAGAGAGACGGTCTCGAAGAGCAGGCTAAGCATTTACTGCGGCAGGTTGAAGACCCAGGCGGTCCTCTCCAGGAGCTTAGGTGTCCTCATTGTGGAATGTTTTCTTTTGCTGAGAGAGAGGCTGTCGCAGGCGCTCGGAGACTGCCTAACTATTGTTGTTGGTGTTCCAGATGCGTGGACGAGAAACTAGAGACGGAGCTTTCAACATGACTTACTCTGAGATTGGTGAATACACTGAAGAAGAAGAGAAGCCTGCGGAATTGACAAAAGTGGAAGGTCAGTTGTTCTACGACGGCTTACCCGTTTTTGAGATCCCACGCAAAGGTTACGATCATTTGGTGGATACCTTAACGTGGGAAGGTCTCCAGACGATAGCTTTCAATGGTGGTTTCGATTACATCATTGTAACCAAAGTTACAGACGCGGTAGCGGATGACCACGTGACCATCTATGAGAAAGATTGAAGGTCTAGAGAGAGATCTCTTAGGCGTGATTTCTGTCTTTACTCCTGCGCGGTATCGTAAGGAGGCGGCGAGTGAATAGAAGAGAGTTTTGGAAAAGTCTTGTTGGTGCAGGCGTTTTTCTTTCTCGCGGAGAAAAAGAAGAGCCCAAAGAACCTTCAGTTCATAGTATCTATTCAGCTCCAGATACGTTTGTTGTTGTGAAGAAGCAGACAGGAGAAGCGGTCTCGGTTAAAGAAGTGAGCCCAAACGATAGAGTGGAGATAGTCTTTGAGTGACTGGCTCCAAGAACTTCTAGATGATGTGCGAAAAGATTGGTATCGTGGAGATGAAGAGTCAGATACTCCGTTTCAGATTGAAGGCACGTTCTACGATGAGTCCTTTGTTGCCGAGTCTTGGATAGTTAGATGTAGGCGTTGTTATAGAAGATTCGCAACTTCTAAATGCCCTGCTAAGCTCGTATGCAGGTGTCAAGCCGATTTCGGCGGGAGAATGAAATGATTAGACGATACACACATGAGCCTTTTCGAGATGGCCGAACTATCTATCGTATTGAGCCTTGTCCTCTCCACGCGGAACCAAAAGTGACAGTACAGGTGATGTCTGACAATGATCTAGACCAAGGTCTAAGAGTTGTGGATATTTCTTGTCCGAGCTTTGATGACTTCTATAATGGCGTAGGTCCCTTTTGTCGAGGATCTATTGGTGCTGAAGGTTTGGTTAACTGCTGCTTGGCCGAGTCAGGAGATGAAGAGAGCTGTCTTCTCTGGGCTCAGAAGCTGTGGCTTGAGAGGTCCGAGCCTACTACCCAGGTCGCGGAGAATAAAGATGAATAATGTAGCAATGAAGCTCTTCATGCTTCCTCTTGAGAAAAAGATAGCGCGGAAGAGAGAAGAATGGGCCTATTATACAAACATGCCCTTAGATAGACCACCATCTTTAGCTAGGAGTATTCCAGATGGCAGCAGAGCAGCAAGTGTTCCTCGTACTCGAAGACACGGATGATCCAGATCTTGTCTTTTCGGTAGGTCTCTTTTATGATCCTGAAGAAGACCAGGTGCCAAGGCTTCAGTTTTCTTGGTCCAGCGCAGAGGAGTTTTCAGAAGAGTTCATTGTAGATGATGCTGTCAGCATCAGTTTTCCTGACATGGCTGAAGTAGATCTTTTGATTGACGCGCTGAAGAAAGTGAAGGAAGAACTTCTAGTATTTGAGATGCTTTCAGGTTCTTCAACAAAAGGAAGTTGACATGGCAGAAGAAAAGAAAAGAAGAAGACGTAGACGGAAAAAGAATGTTGCTCCAATTGACAAAACTTTCCCTGGCGCGGAAGAACCGGCTGATAAAAGAAATAAGATAGCACTACTACTAGAGATAGAAGAAACATTAGTAGAGAAGTTATGTGTAGATAGAGAAGAAGTCCAGCAGAACTTGAGAACATTAGCCTTTGGCAAAGCTTCTAGTATACCTGAAGAAAGTCCTCCAGCAGTCAGCAAAAGTCCTTCCAGTCCTGCGTCTTTGCACATAGCCCCCAATTGTGCAGGAGTCGGAGAATGTTCCGAAGATCCGCCCCACATTAATCAATTAGGGGCGGAAAAATCAAACATTGCCGCCGAGAGTGATCTTTCTGAGGAAAACTGTGATGACCCTCCCAGTACTAATGTTTCAGGAAAGGAACTTTCGGCGGCTTCTCTTGCACTAGAAGGCGGCCTTTCTGAGGATAAAAGTGGTGAGAATGAGACTCCTTTGACAGTAAGCGCGGCACCAAATGAATTGGCTACTATAGAAGAAGATAGAGAACTAGTACCCTTTGGCGTACCACATTTGGTGAGAGCTTGTAACAATTGCGCTTATTTTGATCTTTGCCCGGTTTCAGAAAGAGACACGGTATGCCAGTTCGTTGGACACATTCAACGCCATGAAGTTAAAAGTGTAAGTGATGCTATTGACGCAATGCGTGGCATTGCGGAGAAAGAAGCAAAGCGTTATGAAGAAAGCCTTCTAAACGAGAGGTTCCAGGGAGGGGAGTTAAGTGACAAGACGTTTAGAGCGGCTGATAGTGCTTTTAGTAAGCTCTCACAAGTAGTTAAGATGGCATCAAAGAATCAAGGTAGCACGCCAGCAGAAGAAGTACTTACAGTGAAAGGTAAGACCGGTGTCATTGACAAGCTGTTTGAGAAGGTACTAAGCGGCGGACTAACAATAGACGTAGCTGATGACACGTCACGTGAGGAAGCTGGAGACCAATTGAGCGAAGAGTCCTACAGAAACCCTCTTGACACGATTTCGCCAGATGATGTGCTAGCGCCACCTTCTGACACACAGGAAGGTCTAGAAAATTTTCCAGAAGGTGATCCTGAGACAGTAGGAGTACCTGACAGTATGTTAGGAGACATTCTGGACATTACGGGAGAAAAGTTTATTGAAAGTGAGGCACAAACGAAACTGGCACACGGGGAACTACCAGAGGCAGAAATTTCCGAAAACCCATTGACCGAGTAACTGGGACTAACTGTAAGTAGTTTTACTGTCGAAGGGATAAAAAATGGGAAGAACAAAAAGAGGAGTAAGAGACGGAAGTGGACCCTACAAGGGATCTTACAGGAGAAAGACCTCAAAGATTGGAAGAAGAAAAGCCTCTGGAAAGAAATGTCCGAAGAGGAAGTAGTTCAAAAGGATGAAAGATGGAGAGAAAAGATCTACCTCACGGAACAAAGAAGCTATTTGACACTTTCTGTGCCCAAAGAAAGAGGCATAAAAAGCTGTTGAGTAAAGGAGGCCACAACTGGAAAACCGAAAGGGCTTGGTTTGACCTTGAGAATTCAGCGGTAAACTTTGCTCTTGCTTTTGGCAGGCACTTTAAGGAGTTTGGCAAATGATTGAAGGCATAAACTACATCGAACTTTTGGGAATGATGCTTTTTGCGATGATTGTTGGTTTCGTTTTGGGAGTATTGTCGAAGAGGGAAGGATGAAGGAATGAGTATCCTTGTAGCTGTTTTTGGAGCGAGGTTTGGCGAAGACTCTCGTCCAGAGAAAGGCGGGATTTAGTGTCTCCCTGAAAAGGCGCGGATTGAAACGTTTGATTTAGACCCTCCTTCCGAGAGTAAAGGGGAGACAACGGTTTTGGTCTTCTTCAACTGGGACAAAGAAAAGGCTATGGAGACCAAAAAATATCACGAGGGCCTGGACATTTGGACAATTGAACTTCCCAAAAAGGCGAGGATTGAATGTATCCAAGTCCCCAAAGAAATGATGGAGAGCCAGAATGAGAGATCCTAACAAGACCGTCGAATTCTACGACATGAAGAAAGATGCAGGAAGAAACTTTTGGGCTGAAGTCCAAAAACTTGCAAATGGGGATATCGACTGCCTGATAGTGGGTTTCAAAGAAGCTAGCGGAAAGGCTGAGATGAAGCTCTGGGAAGTGGAGGCTCTTTGGTTACGGGACTTTCTAATTGAACTTCTTCCCGTGAATGCAGTAACTCAGGCTGTCTGGGAAAGAGAAACTGAGTTCTTGAAGGGTCTTAGAAAGCAGTTTTTGAACTTCCAATCAGTGGCGGAGCAATTACTCTTCTTGACAAGTGAGGAAGCGGGAAAGGCCTTGTGTGAGCAGGAGATAAAAGACCTTCTTAAGGAACGCGCCCACGATTTAGCGGATTTGGTGTTTAAGATTAAGGATAAAGAATGAGGGTCGTTCGTTGGATCTTAGATCAGGTCCTATACCTTGCTTTGATGGTAGTAGTCATGGTCATGACCATTGGCTACAGGATGAGAAAATGGAGGGAGAGACGTGCAAACGTTAATCGCAAGATTAGATACTGTGGAGAGTATATTGATACTCGTGGCGGTAGGTACGATCACATATCTAGGAATTTTAGGTATAATGGCGTGGATCGCAAGCAGGGTCTTGAAAAAGATGGAAGAAAACGAGAACTTCAAGACTGACTCCTGGTGGCGGTAGTAGAACGAGGAAGAAGATGAAGACCAAGCTCATAGCTGAAAAAGATAAGGCCCTCCTGCTGGTATGTACGGAGACCAAAGAGGAAGAGGCGGGTCTTTCCATTCTTATGGAGCAGATGGCTACCAAGGCTAAGAGGTGGAAAGAAGAGATGGCCAGGACAAGAGAGAGGCTCAAGATTTTTGGCCTCGAAGATGATCCTCTTCATGTGGAGAGGTTCGTGGTCCGAAAGGGAAGTATAGCTGAAGAAGCTCTGGAAAAGATAGGTATACCTTGTGCTGGATGTGAAGAAAGGATACCATGTTCTCATGTTGAAGGTTGTGGGAAAGAAACGCGAAATACGGAAGCTCCAGAAGGCTCATAAGGCTAGGGTTGAGAGACAAAGAGAGCTTCTGGAGGAACTGAGAAAGACGAAGCCTCAAGAAGGTCTAAGATACAGGGAGGTTATGAGTGTCCAGAGTGTCCCAGAGATTTAGGTACTTTGAGATCTTGTGGATAGTTCTAGTTCTGGCTCTTATACTTCTGCCCGGTTGCATTTCGGGCCAGGCTAGGCTAGCTTGTAAGGAGAATGCCATTCTTGCCCGTCATATGTCAGAATTGGTGAAAAAGGGAGAGACCACAAGAGAGCAGGAGCAGGAATTCATTCATGTGAATGCGGAGCTGTGGCAAGGCTTTGAGAACCTTCTCAACGCGAAGAAGGTGAAGGATGGCGATCCCGACTAAGGCTTGGATAAAAAGCCCTGGCGCGGAGAAAGCAATCTCTGCCGCTAAGAAATCCAAGGCTTCTAAGGCAGAGAAGAAGGTCCTAGAAGCGGGACGAAAACAGAGAGCTGGCAAGGGACTAACTGGCGCTCAGTTCCTTGAAAAGACGGGGGGTTTCGGCGCTGTTGGGGGAAAAGGCAAGGGGGCTAGACAGTCAGCTTGGGAAACACGACGCCAAAAGTATGGCCCAAGCGGGAGAAAGAAGCCAGGCAAGGGAAAGCTTCCAGGGAAAGAGAAGGGTAGAGTATCTGGCGAGAAGGCCAAAGGATTTGAGCAGCTCTCGAAGCGGGGACTTGCCAGGGCTCCAGTAAAGGGAACAAAAAGATCCAAAGCCGCTGCTAAGAAGGCTCCTGGGAAAACCGTAAGCCCTGCCCAAATGAAGAAGGCCCAGGAAAGAGCGGCCAAAAAGAAGAAGGCTACTGTTAAGCAGTCCCGGGAAAAGCACAACGGAATGCGGCAAATGGTGAGAGAAGAAGCACGAGCGGCATTCCTTGAAGTCTTCCAGGAGATGCTAGATCAAAGAACTCCCCCTGGGAAGAAGCCCCCACAGAGAAAGCCTGGGAAGAAGCCGAAGCCAAAACCTACTAGACCTTCCACGGGAAGAAAGAGGCCAACACTATTTGGTAGACCTCTTGTAATGCCAGGAGAAGTGCCTGGTGTACTCAAGCATTCCGCGAAGAGAATAGGCAAAGCAGCCCTATATGCGGGATTAAGCTACGCAGCACTAGCGAGGTAAATCATTAACGATTTTGACTTCGATCTACCCAATCTGATGCGGACAGAATGTTCAATTCTTGAGCATCAGTTTTGGTTTAAGGCTATTATCGGACTCTCTGCGCTTCCGCAAGCCAAAGGAGCCTTCATAGTTGAGTTGGGCTCAAGGTGTGGCGGAGGAACAGTGACGTTGGCTAGAGCGGCAAAGATTGCCGGTCTTCACGTTATTGCAGTTGAGAGGGATGTAGAGTTCAGGTCTCGCTTGAATAGGCTATCCCATATCAGTAAAGAGGATCTCCTCCCTTACATTACCGTGATTAACGACGATACGCTGAAAGCGGCGAAGGTCGTGGAAGACTCTTACAAGAAAAACGTGGCCTTCCTGCACATAGACGCAGACCACACTTACCCAAAGGCGCGGGATGAATTCATTGCTTTTAGTCCCATGGTCATAGAAGGCGGAGTTGTCTGCTTCCATGACGCTTTTCCAAGCAGCGTCTACGATACCCAGGTTTCTGAATGCTTGGATGAGCTTGATGACAGGGGTCTTCTGATGGAATGGGAAGAGCTAGAAACTCAGGAGCCCACTATCTGGGAGTATAAGCCAAGACGTGAAGAATTGCTCGCAAATAGCTGGACGACTAGAGCCTTTGTGAGGAGAACTCAAGGAGAAGAAGATGAAAGAATGGATCTTTGCTCTGATTGACAAGTACGCCAAGAAGCTCAAGAAGAGGGTCTCGAAAATTCTAGGAGAGTAATCGTGTCAGATCCTACAGACATTTGGGCAGCGCCTTGGTTAGACGCTCCTTCAGGGAAGAAATCTTCTCGAAAAGGCGGGAAGAAAGGCAAGGCTTCCAAGAAGGCATGGGACACTAGACGCCAGAAGTGGGGTCCGTCCGGTATGCCGCCCGAACATCGGGCTAAGAAGAAGGCTAAGAAAGCCGCTCCAAAGGCTCAGAAGAAGGCGGCCAAAGCTAAGGCGGTCAAGAAAGCCAAGGATGTCCGTGGTTACAAGATGGCAGGCTCAAATGTCTCTAGAACCTTTGATGTCTCGGAGATGTCTACTCGCGACAAGAGGGTTTTTGACCGCAAGTTTGCCGCCGAGTCCATGGGTGCTCGCTTGTGGGAGAAAAATCCTGACCCCTACTCCCCTTCTTCTCAAAGGCTGGATGAAGCGGCGAGAAAAGCAGACCAGGAATTAGCAAAGAGAGGCTACAAGCTGGAGCAAGTTGTTCCAGGGAAGCCTGACAACTACAAATATGTAAAGCAGGAAAAGACCAAGGCGGCCACTCAGAAAAAGACGTCTACTTCTTCAATGGCCTCTGCTTCTGCTAGCCAGGCCAGGAAACAATATCTAGATGCTCCCATTTTCCATCAGAAGAAAAAGGCCCCGAAGGTCCATTCTAGGATAACTGCCAAGCATAAGGCTGCGGGCAAGAAGAGAAGAGTTATTGGCTCAAAGTCTGATGTGACAGGAGAGTGGGTAGACAGAGATACTACTCAAGGATATCTAGCAGAGGCAAACAAGAAGAAGCTCAAGGGAGACAAGAAGCATACCTTTGTGGCCCGAAGGATACTTCAGCACGGGATAAGTCCCGTAAACGCTTACTCTATGGCCAGAGCCCACGACGACTTAGAGCGGAGAGGCGTTCCCATAGACATAAAGGGTATAGAGAGTCGTAGGCAGCCCAAGAAGATGGGAAGATGGCCTAGATACTAAGGAGAGATCATGGCAGACTCAGGTTTTATCGGAGGAGCCCTTTGGGGAGGTTCCTACAAAGAGGACTTTGGTGTAGGAAAAGGCAAATCGAAGAAGGGCGGCAAGAAGGGCAAAGCCTCTCAGAAAGCTTGGGAGACTCGAAGACAAAAGTGAGGACCTAGTGGTATGCCGCCAGAGCATAGGGCCAAAAAGAAGGCAAAGAGGAGGCGTAGCTAGTATATGTTTCTGACAGGTCTCATGATGGTATTGAATGAGGAAGAATTTCTAGAAGAGAATCTGGATACCCATCTTCCGCAGGTAGACGCCCTACTTGTGGCCGAAGGCGGAACAGTTTTCGCGGAGAAAGCAGGAATGTGTGGCCCGAAAGGAGAATCCACAGACAAGACCAGGGAACTGCTTCTCTCACATGAGCAGGACCTCTTTGACTTGGTTCTTGCGGAGCAACTGTGGTCTCACAAGCAAGAGATGTGGAATTGTTTACTCCAGAAGATTCCTGACCCTACAACCCACGTCGCCTTGATTGACGCAGATGAGTTTTGGTTTGGGGACTCTCTGCGTCGGGCCACCACTTTTTTTGCCGAGTCTGAAGGAGGAACAGGTAAGGTAAAACTGAGACACTGGAGCGGCTTCTACAAGAACGATCCAGACAGGTTCTTGCTCCACGGCTATCCTTGGGACGGCTTCTTCCAGAAGCTGTATAGATGGAGTCCAAAACAGTACTTCACGACGGAGGTCAGGTCCCCATTGGTGATGGTGGATGAGCATGGTAGAACACTAACCCCTGTGATTACGATAGCCAAGGAAGACATGATCCCAGATCACTATGGGTTCTGTAGAGATAAGAAGAGACACGCGGAGAAACAAAGGTATTACTTGCATAGAGGTTTTTGAATGAAAGGATGAAAGATGAAGAAGAAGAGTCCAGCATTCGCGTTTGCTTGTAGCGTTCTTTGCCCAGGTTTGGGACATGCCTATCTTGGAAAGATGATGGATGGCATTATCTGGTTTATTTGTGCTGTTGTGGGATACTTTCTGTTTCTTGTCCCAGGGTTACTTGTTCACTTTCTCTGCGCGGTCAATGCGGCAGTGAACGCAGGGAGAATGAACCATGCAGGATAGAATAATCAAAAATACACCAGTAAGAGAACAGACTGGTTTGACTAAAAGGAGAAAGACCAAAACAGACAAGCCTTGGAAGAGCTGCGGTCAGAAGAGAGATGACCCGTTCAGAAGGAGATGAAGATGGCAAAGGGAATGCGCGGCGGTTTCGGAAAGATGGGTGCCAGTAAGAAGAAGGCGGCCAGTAAGAAAGCCTGGGATACTAGAAGGGCCAAGTATGGACCTTCTGGATCAAAGAAACGAGCGGCCAAGAAAGCTGGTCCTAAAGCTCGGAAAAGAGCGAAAGTATCGCCCAGAGAAGAAGCTCGTAGGTATAGAGTTAAGAAAACTGCTCAAGAAAGAATAGCTCTTATGGGCGGTCCTAAGAAGTACAAGCGTACTCGAAGAGCTGTAGGAAAGCAGACTGCTGAGAAACTGAAGGGGACTCGTAGAAGAGGCTTTGCTATTGGTGAAGGTGGCGCTACTCCGATGGCACAAAGAACTCAGGAAGTTGCTCGCATGGCAAGTAGGGAGCTAGAAGCCAGAGGGAAACAAAAAGCGAAAAAGCGAGCGGCACCAAAGAAGAAAGCTGGTCCAAGGAAAGACGCTAAGATGAAGATGACTTACTCGGACAAACCGAGTAAGCAGCTCAAGCAGAAGGTAAAAGTGGCCAGGAAAAGAGGTCGTGCTCGTCCCTACCGCTGAGAGGTTTGCCGAGAGGGATAAGGCTCGCCAGGCTTTGGAGAAAAAGAGAACGCCTCCCATGAAGATGACTTATTCGGATAAGCCTAAGAAGAGAGCGGCCAAGAAAGCAGCTCCTAAGAAGAAGATCAGAAAAAAGGACGAGTTTACTCCTTCAAAGACAGAACAGCAGATGAGAAAAAGGCACGGAGAAGTTCCGCCCGGGTTTGGTCGTTTGAGTCCAAAGGAGCAGAAGTCTATGCTCCGAAAGTGGGATAAAGAGACGGCTGAGATAGAAGGAAAGAAAGGCGTAATGGGCAGATCTCCCAAAGAGAGAAAGAGAGTTAGGATCAACCCAAAGGAGAAGGCTCGTAGAGCAAGAGTTAGGAAAAGAAGAGGATGATCTCCTTCTGCATAGGAGTAAAGAACCGTTGGCGTTGGCTGGAAAGATCCCTTCTTAGTCTTGGTATTGCTAGAGGCCAGGAAGAGATTGAGGTAATTCTGGTTGACTACGATAGTGATGACGTGGATGATCTTTTCAGTTCCGCGAAAGTCATTCTCAAAGAAATCCCTCTTACTGTTATTCATGCGGAGGGCTACTTCGCGAAGTCTAAGGCCCACAACAAGGCTGTTGAAGGTGCGAACGGAGATATTCTCTTCTTCTCGGACACTGATATCTGGTATCCGAGGAAGTTTGCCTGGGTGGTCAAGAACTGGACGTGTAGCGAGAGAGATGCTTTCTTTCCAATCGTTAGGTTTCTTGATAAGGACTCAGGCTTGTGTGAGGATGCTCCAGGCTTTGATGCTATCCACAGCTTCGGAATGTGCGGTATCTCAAGAGAGAACTTCGAGAAGGTAGGTCCCTGGGATGAATCTGTGAAAGGCGGTGGAGGAGAGGATAGGCTCTTTCACCAAGCTTGTGTAGACGAGGGATTATACGTCCATAGGTTCTTGGTTCCCGGCCTCTTTCATCTTTGGCATCCGAGAGACTGGCAGTGGAAGGAACAACACCACGAGCCAGGAGAAAGGTATCTAGAAGGTGCAAGACACTAATCTTCTTGTCATAGGAATAGATGCCGCTTGCTGGCCTATCTGTCAGAGAGAAGGCTTTTTCCTTCATCATGGGCAGGCTTCTAGGGCTCTCGCTTGGCCCTCCTCTTGGAAACCAGGCGAGCATCAGCCTTTGACTGGCCCGAACTGGACGAATATCTACACTGGAGTCCTTCCAGAGGCTCACGGTGTTCTTCCAGACCCGTGGATAAAAGGCCAGACTAGCTACAGGGATATCAGTAGAGTTACTGTCTTTGATCTCATGTCCAACTACGGAACGTTTCTCATGCCCATGACCTGGGGTCTAGAACCGCCAGAAGATAGCTGGTGCGTGCCAGGTTGGATATGTCCAGAGAGGTCTGATGTCGCGGTAGGCGTAGATCTTCCCACAGATTTTCGGTTTGAGGCCCATCCTTTGGGAGACAATCTTCGATTTGAGGACTATCAGAAAGCTGATTACGAGGAAAGAGGTCTCTTCTTTAGGTATCTCCGGGATATCGCATATGAGCAGTTGACTGTCTTCAGAAACCTTCCTAAGAAGGAAACTATGTTCCTCGGGGTTCTCTACCTTGACTGGGTGAACCACGCTTGCGGCAACTCCAAGGAGCTTAGTCTTCTCTCCGCCTACGATTGGCTGGACAAGATACTCTTGGACATCATCGAAGACATCAAACCGAAAAATCTGTTGATCTGTTCTGACCACGGCATGAGCGAGAAAGGCGGAAACCATTCTGCTGAAGGTATCTGTGTGGTTAGATCTGACTTTAAGGATAATGCTCGCTTTGTGGCCGAGAGCAATAAAGATATTGCACCTTTCATTCTCGAACTTGCGGGAGTCCCGTTGAAGGATCATTTGGGCAAAAAGGCGACAAGAGAAAAGATGTCAGATACAGATCAAGAAGAGCTGGAGAAACACATCCAGCAGTTGGCTGCTCTCGGCTACATTGACTCTAAGGAGTCCGAATGATAGTTGCAACCTATCTTGATCCGCTTCCTCATCTTCTAGCATGTCTAGAGATCTGGGACGCTTCTTTTGGGAGATGGGTGGAAGACAGAAGAGTCTGCACAACAGCTTCTCACGTGGAAACAGTATGTGAGTATGTCAGGGAGAAAGGGCTAGGTTGCTCTGTCTATGCAGTTCCGCGCTTCGAGCCCTGGGAATATGTTGGTGGACACTGCACAGCCTTGTACCACGTGAAGTGCGAAGACGAGGACACTCTTCTTTTGACGGATCCAGATGTTTTGGCTATAGGCTTTCCCTGGACTCACGTGCTTGAAGCGGAGAAAAACCCTTGGTATTTCTCAGCTTTGGTGTATTCTGAGGATCAGTTAGAGCTAGAAGTGCCTTTTCATGGAAAATACAGCAAAGAGAGGTATGAGAGACTCTGGGGAAACGTATCTGAGCTTTTGGTAGGACAACGAATGGAGCCTAGATACTTCAACACAGGGGTTATTATCACAAAGGGTTTGCTCGTTCGTCTTATGAGAAAGGACTATCCTCTCTTTACACGCTATCTTTACGAGACCGCCGAAGAGCATGAGATCAGACACTGGATACAAGAGCAAGTTGCTCATGCCTTGGCACTTCAGAAACATGATAGAGTGGAGATAGACCCTCTGCCTCAAAACTTCAACATGATGAATCATCCAAAGTTCGAGACAGGGGAAGAACCAGGTTTTCTTCATTATGGCTGGAAAAACAGAGGCTTCAGAAAGTCTGAGGATCTTACGTCCATCGAAAAGTTTCTGGGGAGTAAAGGCGGAGGACCCGTGGTGGACAGAGTTAGACAAGAGGTTGAGGAGTTATTCCATGGGATTGAGTCATCCAGATAGCTTCGCTATGTGTATGCATACAGTCATAGCTTTGAAACCAAAGTCTGTGCTGGATGTAGGCTGCGGTTTCGGAATGTTTGGACTCGGTTTCCGTATTTACGGAGCAGCTTGGCACAACTACAAGCTGAAGATTGAAGAGAGCTATCATAGTATTCGAGTAGATGGTGTGGAGATCTGCGAAAACCATGTTCAGGCGTGGCATGACATCTTCTATGACCACATCTTCATGGGAAATGTTGTCGAGCTTGCGGGAAGTCTGCCCAATTATGATGTTCTCTACATGGGAGACTGTCTAGAGCATTTGACTGAAATGGAAGCGAGTCTTGCAATTCCTCATTTATGGAGTAGAGCTGACAGGCTTTTCATGCTCGCCTTTCCGTGTTCTACCCAGGTATCAGGCCCGCGAAACAAGTTTGGAAACGACAGAGGCGGCCATCTTACCGCTTGGGTTCCGGAGAGAGTGGCCGAGATGTGTCCAGGAGCTACGGTGTGGAAAAAGAGGCTGCCCGGCCAGTGGTTCACGTGGCTTTGGAAAGAATCCCCCGTAGAATTGAAGTGTTGTGATGATCCTGCTTACGATTTTGAGATTGAGAGGATGGTATAATGGGCTGGCTTAAGAAGATAGACTGGGAAAAAGCGATTGATAAGATCGCAGATCAGATGGGTGATGGTGCTGGCGTTGCTTTTGGAGACTTCTTTTCTGGGGAGGATCTCAAGATCGTTGCATCTAACGTTGATCTCTTTGTGGAGATGCCCAAAGACCTGATCCAAGTGATCTTCATGAAGCTGAATAGCAGGAAGTTCGATGACGCTATTACAGCAATTGTTGAAACATACGACGCAGATCTTGTAATCAAGGCCATGCGCGGAAACATCGAAGAGACACAACTTGCTATTGATGAGTACGCTAGGCGCTCTAAGTTTCTCAAGAGCGTGGGAAAAGGCACTTTGTATGCCCTTCTCCAGGTACTCTATCATTTAGTCTTGATGGGATAGTGGCATGAGATTTCCCGAACTTGTAGCCAACTTCCAGTATTCGTCAGGATACTACATGGAAAAGGTCATGCTGAATGCCATTGGTGCTGAAGAAGAAGGCACGCCAGCCGAAGGAAACGCTTCCAGGAATGGCAATGCCTCTTCTACAAAGGCCGTTGGTACGAGAGTGGCTCGCTACGGAGAGGGCAAAGAGAAGACGGAGACGAAAGAATGGCGGAAAAAATCGCAATCGCAACCTATGTCTGCTCAGACGAAAGCTGCGACCTTGAGCAAGCAGCGTTCACTAAACAAGAGGATGACGCGCTCAGAGGTATTATAGGAAGCGAATGTCCAAGAGTAAACTGCGAAGGAATAGTAAGAAGAACAGAACCCATTCCTCTAATGCTTCCCATGCTAGAGAAGCTGGAGATTTGGTTCATTCCAGGCGACGGAAGTTTCTTAGTGCGTTTGGGACCCTATCAAGGCGATGAAGAATACAGGCAACAGATTGCCATTGACGGAAGAGAGCTGATATTCATGACTGTGGCAGACATCTTGTATCTGCTCCAAAAGATGGAGGAAGAAGGTGGCTAAGAACACATCGAATCTTGACGTAGCTTCCAGAGAGCGTTCGAGGGCTCCGAGGACAAGAGGCAGAGGAGATCCTTCGATCAATCACGATGCTCTTGAGTTCGACAAGGAAGACGCGGCGAGAACAGTGACCGCACGAAGAGCAAACAGAGTTACAGGAACCAATCAGCTTCAGAGGGGCTCAGGCGCAGTTCCCACAGCGTAAAGGAGGAAACCTATGCCTTTGGATCTGAGAGATATCCAAGGCGGAGAACTTGAACTAAGTGCCTACGGGACAGATTGGGTATACGTTCAGGATAGAGAGACTCCGCTGATGGTGGTGGCGAAAGTGGGCTCCGTCTACTTCGGCCTCGGAAGAATGCCGGGTAGCGACCCTCTTGTTAATCCCTACATCATAACGGGAGAGACAAGAGTCTTTGGTGGAGAAAGACAGCTTCCAGACAAGGTAGGATTTAGAGCTGTAGGAAGTTCCGCGACTCTGCGGGTGATGCAAGGCCCTTTCGTTAGTGGAGCCTCTGCCGGAAGCGCGGGGG